CTTAACGAGGCTAGGTCTAATAATATATCGGAGTCTGAATCTCTAAACAGAAAACAAATTGAGCAGTGGATTATCCAATATAGAGCATTCTTAATTAAGCAGGATATTGACAAAGGTAGAGGGCTTAATCAGGACTATATTCAAGAAATTAAGAATATAAAACTTATTCAGTCTAGTATAGTATCCCCTTCTGTATTTGCTAATTCTAGCTATAAAGGACCAGATGCATATAAATTAGTTACGTCTATAACTATACCAAAGACATTAGATTTTAATTCTGTATTTGGATTGACTTCAGTTACTGATTTATTAGGAAATGATATCCAAATAACTACAGAGGCTAGAAGTAATAAACAAAAGAACAGGAGATACGTTCATAATGATTATGTTGCGTACCAATCCGAAGATAGAATAAAATTAGACGGTCCCGGGGAATTAGAATACATAAACGTAAAAGGAGTGTTTGTAAATCCGCTAGAAGCTATTCCAAATGCAACTGGAGATGAGAATTATCCAATTCCGGAGAATATGATACCATTATTGAAAGAACTTATATTCGCAAAAGAATTTAAATTCTCAATACCGGTAGATAATTCTAATAACTCTAAAAATGATACAGAAAATGCGTCAGTCTCTAAAGGATAAAAAATCATATACGATAATAGATTATTACGAGTCTTATTTAACTAATATTGCAAGTTCTAAATTATATACTGTCAAGTACTCTGTATTTAGATCAATATTGGTAGACTACTTTAAGTTCTTATCAGAAGAGATTATTGACAATTCAAAAGAAGTAAGAATACCCGGTAGAATGGGATTAGTTTATATAGAAAAGAGAAAGCCCATCAAGTATGAGCGATCTAGACTCCATGTAGACTTTAAGGCTACCAAAGAGAGCGATAAGACTATACTTCATTTTAATGAACATAGTAATGGATATTCTTATAGATTCCATTGGGACAAGACAAACATGTTAGTTGGTTTTTACAAGGCATATGAGATGGTGTTCACTAGAAGGAATAAGAGATATTTGGCTTCGCTAATAAAAGAAAATAAAAAAGATTATATAGAAAAATAACATGGTATACAAGTTAATATCAGCAAAACAGATAGTTGCAAAAGTCTATTCCGACTTAGATCTAGGAGAAGAAGCACAAAGAAATTCAGACTTTATTGAATGGGTTGGAGAAGCGCTGGAAAAGATAGGCTCAGTAAGACAACTTACTAGAAAAATATCTGGAGAAGACGGATCCGATCTATTGCAAATAAAGGGACATCAAGTGTCGTTGCCTAGCGATCTATTTAGATTGAACAGCGTGTCATATTCAGCTACAATTAATGGACCATGGTTTCCAATGAAATTGGCTACTGGATCATTTGATTGTTGGTCTGATGACGGCTCTATAGTCTATGATGATAATGGAAGAATAGTTCCAGACGCAGAATTGATAGAGATGACCAAAATCCTATACAATAAATACGTAGAAGATCCAATCTATACGTGGTTCAATAAAATGGATTATCAGACAGCATTGGAGATCCTGAATACCAATCAGAACGTAAGAACCTTACTTACTAATCTAGTAAATAAGCATAACCATGGTACTGAGGGATATTTAATGCAGTATTCTATTAAGCCTGGATTTATATCTACTTCTCCTAGAATGGGATATGTAAGATTAAGTTATGATGCAATTCCATTAGATACTGATGGATACCCAATGGTGCCAGATATGATTTCATATATAGAAGCTATCTATTGGTACATAGTAATGAAACTAAAATATCCAGAGTATTTGTCAGGGAAAATGCAAAGACAGATATATTACGATATAAGAAATTCCTGGAACTTCTATTGTAAACAGGCGTACGGAGAATCATTGATGCCAAATCAAGATGAGATGGAGAATATAAAAGACGAATGGAATAAACTGATGCCAGAAATGAATTCGAACATTGATTTTTACTCGTCTGTAGGCAAAAGACAAAACATAAAAAACTTTAATAGATAATGGCTAGCACAATAGGAAAAGAGACTATTAATAGTTTTGCCGGCGGTATGGATATGGATTTAGATTTGAGCTTACTTAAGTCTAGTCAATATCGATACGCCGAGAACGTACATATATCTTCAGATGATATTGGATCTGTTGGAGCTCTATCTCCGGTAGAAGATATATATAATTTAAAATTTGACGTAAAGACATATAATCCTACTACTAAACTATATAGTACAATAGTGGATAGTTCTCTAACCGGGGAAGAGGTAATTGCCTCCGCTACTATTAGAGACTTTGGTGTTTTATTTACTAATGTAATATCTAGTGGAAATACCAAGATATATAGGATAGAGTTTAAACCAGATGGAATAACTCCAATTCTATATAGTCTTATTGGTATAAATGGAATATCTATGAATATAGATTTAAATACTCCAATAAGTATAGTATCAAGATACGAAGATGACGATAATATTAAGGTATACTGGGCAGATGGAAAGATCTTTATTAGAAGCATAAATATAGCAAGTTCTAATGATGGAAAAAACTCTATAGTCACTAATTCTTCTATATTCGACATAATCCCTTCTGCATTTCTAGAGAAACCTACGATTGCATCACTCGGATCTGGTAAACTTAATTCTGGAATAATACAGTATTTCTATCAGTTATATGGTCCATCTGGGACTGAGACCATGCTGAGTCCAGGTTCAGCTCCGATTAACCTTTCCGCAAGTGATATTGAAGATAAAAGTATTAAATACCTAGGGACTGGACTTGGCGATGTGTATGGAAAGCCTACTAGCAAGTCCGTAAGAGTTAAAATAGATCTTCCTTCTGAAAATTTATTTACTAGAATAAAATTAATATCAGTATATTATTTTGACTATGGGAAACAGCCTATAATATCTATAGTTAAAGAGTCTAAAATAGATAAAGATATAATTGGGAATTCCGTTTTTATGGAAGATGGCGGTGTGTCTGCGATTGGAGAGCTAACACAGAATGAATTTAATTTAATTGGAGGTAATTTATTTATACCTAATTATATAGAGTCTAAAGATAATATCCTATTTGCTGCAAATACAAAAGAAGATACTTGGGATATAGATACTTATGATACTAGAAGTTATCAGTTTAAAAGAAATGAGACTGGATCTATAATAAACGTTGTTAGATATACTCCAATAACTAATCTATACCCAATACAAGTAAATTGGGAAGATTACTTTATGTATGTATATGTAGATGCTGCAGCAAACCAAGACATGCTGATTACGGTTCGCCATGCAGCTATTACTCATTCTATTACTACATCTACATTGTTTATACCTGCAGGAGACGTTAGAAGTGATTTCTTGAGAATGGAGTATAGAAATGAATATTTATCTGGAATGCCAATTGTAGACATAACATGTTCTATTTCCCATGATGGAGTATATGATGAGGTTTATGGTACTTGGAGTAATGTTACTGGTATATATCAGAAAACTACAGATGGGGTTCTTAATCCAACAACTCTATCTCTTCCAATGTTATTTGAGGAAACCGTATATGATTACAACTACACTACAAAACTATATAGATCTAATTTAGACTCAATTGAATATGATGCGGACTCTTTATCTGCAGTTTTGCCTAGCCATGATGCCATTCACGATGAGATATATAAAAAAGATAGATACTCTGAATTAGAATATATATACAATAAGGATGGAAAACTTGGCGGAACTGGATTAAATGTAGATTATTTATTTACAAATACTTATTTTATAGAATCATATGGAGATTTTTGGGGTTCAAATCCAGGAACGTCTATACCGACTCCAGGTGCAAATAAGTATATAGATGAACGAACTGCTAGAATCGGGGATATTAAAAGAGATTTAAGTTCTATCAGGCTATTTAAATCGGATGGAAGTCATCCAGATAGCAATTTGTCTAATTTTGGAATATCAAATCATCAAGGTCCATTAAATTATGCAAATCCATATCTGGCAAATGTACTTAAATCTTATCAAAGAGATGAGATATATAGATTTGCTGCAGTATTCTATGATGAAAAAGGTAGAAAATCCCCTGCTCATTGGATTGCCGACGTAAGATTTCCTGCTGGCTATTATAAGGATAGCTCATGGGAGTCAAGTATATTTGAAATGCCATCCGAATATAGAAGTAATGGATATGATTCGAATAATCTACTAAATAAGCAAGAGCTTTTAGTAAAGCCTCTTGGAATATCATTTACTTTTAGGAATCTGAACGTAATTCCTAATGTAAAAAGAATTGAAATAGTCAGAGCCAAAAGAGATATAAACAATAAAACTATATACGCTCAGGGAGTTACTAAAAAAATCGGAATATATAACGAAAAACATATAGATAGTAATAGTGGGAAACCTATACTAGATCTTGGGATAGATGGTACATTAAGACCAATGCAATTGATATCTATGGGAAGATTTGGAGTTGCTCCGGTAATGTCATCGGAGGAATGGATCCCTAATGCGGCTGTTTCTTCTTCTAATATGATAACTGGATTTGAAAATTACGGTTCTACTGGTAACTTATATTATGAACAGCAACTATTTAATGATACGGCAAATTCTGATCCAAAAATAATTTCCTACAACAACTTTATGTTTATAAATCCAGAAACTTCTTATTATGGTGTAGACTTTTCAGAGCAGTTAATCAATTTATCAAGTATTAAAATAGCAGATATAGTTGATATAATATATCCAATACAAACTCCACCCCTTTTGAGCGATTGGTCTGTATATTTTGGCAAAAATGAACATGATCAATTATCGTTTATACAGGATTCAAAACAATACCCAACGGCTATATATCTAGCCGCAGACATTACTAGAAAAAATAGAGCCAGTAATCTATCCGAAAGAGTTACTAGTAAATTATTTTTAATGGGACTTGCTGGAATTGAACATTTACAGGTCTTGAGCGACGAAGACATTGATTCTTCTTATAATAATCCAATCGTATCGCTAGGATCAAATGTAACTAGAATATATCCGGATGGAGCTGATGAATATTATTATTATAGAAATGGATTTGAAAGTAGTTCTATAAATGGCGAAGACGATGATGATCCATCTGTAAAAAATTCTACTATTTTAGAAAATAACTATTTAGGAATTTCATTTAAGTATTTCAATAAATACGCATACAAAGTAGGAACTTTCTATAATCTGACCTATAAAGATATAGACGGAGCAGACATAAACGAAATAGGAGAGGACCTTCTAGATGACAATAAATATACATTTACTATTAATTCTATTGAATATTCTGGCCTATTAGACGGAAGTAAAAATATAAAAGACGTTTCTGCGTCAGAGTATATTAGTATTGGAAATTCCCAATATTTAAATTTTACACAGCCTGTTACCGATGGGGTTCAATCCACTAATAAAAATGGTAAGAGGTCGACCATATCAAAAGGGAAGTCATTTGGTCCTCACGGAGCAGGACTTATTCTTAATTTTAATATGGAGGAATCACTTCCATCTATTACCGGAATGCGCAATTGGAGAAGTATATATGACGTTGATACAGATTACGCTAGTAGTTACAGAAATATAGAGAATAGAACTGCGATGGCACTATCTACATTTGTAGTTAATTTAAAAGAGCTAAATGCTTATATCTACGGTGGATCCTCTTTATTAGATAGGCAGTTTACTGAGTATATATCAACTGGATTTGAATTAGATTTAAATAATTCAACAGAAACTATTGATGTATTTGGAGGAGATACGTTTATTGGATTGTTCGATTACACAATGACATATGCTACAGATCCAATGGTCGATACGTTGGGAAGTACCGATTTAGCTAAAATAAACTTAAATATAGTTTCCCAGGTTAAGAATATTAATTCACTAATCCCATTAGAATCTTCTATAAATTTGCATTTGGTTAATTCCAAGTCATATGTAGCTAGTGATTATAATTTTGCTATTAGACCAGAACCTGGCGTATATTCTCCTGGCAATTCGGTAGGTAATACGTGGAAGTACTCACAAGAGTTGCCACAATATTCATATAATTCTGCTTATTCAAGTGAGCAGACTGGGATTGGGTATGTATCTTCCTTATTAATTAATGAGCCAAATAAGAATTTTGATTGCAGAATATATTCATCGGAAGTAAAAACTAATGATGAAATATATGATAAGTGGGCCACATTTAAAATAGCCAATTATATAGACGTAGACACTCAGTATGGACAAATAACAGGACTTAAGAAATTTAATGATAAGCTGTTCTTCTGGCAAGAAAATGCATTTGGGACGGTATCAGTAAACGAGAGGTCTTTAATTACAGATAATAATATAAGTTCACTAACATTAGGTACTAGCGGTATATTGACTAGATATGACTATATATCAACATCTAACGGATTTAAATATGGAGTAATTGGCGGTATAATAGACTCAGATACCGGACTATACTGGTTTGATCATAATAAAGCTCAAATAGCAACATACGCTCCTACTTCTACCGGATCTTTAACTACTAGAATGGTATTATCATCCGCGAAGGGAATACAATCAATATTAAATAAGAGCAAAACGTCTTTGAATGCTCAGAATAGAATTCCTGCAGTATATGATGATAAGTACGGAGAGATACTTATGACGCTTAATGGTCTTATAAATACTAATGAATAATATGGAAACATTAAACTACTCAGAATCGGCTCAATCATTTTTATCATTCTTATCAACTACTCCAAGATTTTATCTGAAGTTTAAGGATAAGTATTACTCGGTAGATGCTGATAATAAAATTTACCTACATAATAGCAATAGCTACGTTGTCGAGAATAATTTAACTCCAAATAGCGTATATGAGAGATCCTTTATGAAGCTAATAGTCAATGAAGGATACTCTCAAACAAAAGTGTTTGACAACGTTGAATATACAACTGGTCCAACCAATTCCGCTAAATTATCGTTTGCTAGTTATAGTAACGATAAGCAGAATAGTTATACTATAACTGGAGACGAAATAATCCCAAGAGAGGGCACATATAAATTTGCAATACCAAGAGCGTCTGGAACTGGAAATATGTTTCAGGAGAGAATGAGAGGTAAGTATATTATATGTAACTACGAATTTAAAAGAAAGGATATAGCCAGTAATTATTACTTCTCTATACCATATATCAAAACTATATATAGATATTCTAAAATATAATGAATAATAAAAGAAATAAAAATAAACAGCTTCCTAAATTTGCAAATGGCACATGGAACTTTGCAAGTACTGCTAAAGATGGACTAACACAAGCCAACTTTGCTGGAGGAGCTAATTTAGCCGGAGGCGTGTTTGATATTGTAGATAATTTGTCTCCAGATCAATCTTCTGCCGGATCATACGTTGGAAAGATAGGCTCAAACGCCGCTAAATTTGCAGGCATGGGAGCAGCACTAGGTCCATGGGGAGCGGTTGCCGGTGGAGTAATTGGCGCTGGAGCTGGAGTTTACGAGGCAGTTACTGGAGATCAGGCTAATCAGAATAGAATTAGAACTGAAAAGATAAATACCAATGCTGCTAGAATTATGGATATGAGCAATGTCGTGCAATCTAAATATGATTTGCGTAATCCAAATAATTATCAAGTTCCAGGAATGGATAAAGGATCTGCTAATTTTAAAGGAGCAAATGCTCTTGTAGCAAAAGAAGAAGGGATTAAGGATCCAAATACAGGAAGAGTTATGACTGTTCCTGGTAAGTACAATCCAAACAATCCAGACACAGTTCCGGTAAATTTACCAGACGGATCATCTATATATAGTGCTAATCCAAAATACAAAATACCTGGAGGAAAAAGTACTCCAGCGGATATAGTTGCAAAATTAGAAAAAATGCAAAACAATAATGATAAAATACTATCTGGCAAAAGACCTTCTGGTCTGTTAGATAAAAAAACAGCAGAGTTGAATAAAAAGAACATAGATAAGCAAACAGAATTACTTAATATGAATACTATGATTCAACAGTATATGAAAGGAGCAGCTCAAGGACAATCTTCATTGCCTAAATACGATGAAGGGGTCGCATTTACAGTCGGAGGAAAAACGTATTATAATACGAATCCTAAAAGTGGAATGTATAAAGCAAATCCATTGTATTATAAGGATAAAAATGGTCAAGAACTATATATTCCTAAGGCTGATGCTGATGAACTAAGAAATAGTATTCCTCAAGAGTATAACACTGGATTTAAAAATAATGTGCTTGGAAGAGTCACTGTTGATTCAAAGGGAAATCCTACTGGGATGGTCGAAAGAACTGCTCCTAATGTAAATGGGATTACAGAGACTGCTACTAAATCAGTAGAGGCTCCTATGGTTCCCGGATATTCATCTAATGTAATGGGTAATGCTGCAACCAATATTGCTAATACCCCTGCAACCGGCACTACTGTTGGTCCTGCGTCAGTTAAATTAGTTACGCCAGAGAAGACGATCTCAAATACAAAAGAGAATAGAATGTCTGAACTATATAAGGATCCGCTACTAGTTGGCAAAAGTACTGATGCAATTAAGAACAATGTAGTTAATGGCCCAATTTTAGCAAAATCATCTGCTGCTCCGGCTGGCGCTGACACGGAAGATGTTGTCGACAATGGAGGTTCTTTGATGGACAAATTATCGTCTATAGGAAATGGATTAATGTCATTAGCTCCAATAGCATTTAATGCTGCTAATGCAACTCCGGAAGTAGTAAGACCTAGATTTAACTCAGTTATAAACCCAATAGAAAGAGCTGATATTTCAGTTCCATTGGCAGAGGCTAAGAAACAAAGAGTAATATCGAGATTTAATCAATCTGCAACTAATACTGGTACTGGAGCTTCAATGGCTTATGGTGCTGACTTATACTCAAGAGGTGCTGAACAAACTGCAAATATTCTTGATTCCGCACAGAAAGCAAATGCTGGGTATAGAAATACATATGCAGACGTAGCAAATAGAAACTCAGAAATCAATACTAACGAACTTAAACGAGTAGACGATTTGAATTCTAGAAACAGAGCAGCTGCTAGAGGTTATTTGGCCAAGAATGCTGAAATGATTAGTCAATATGGACAGGTTAATGAACTGATGAAGAATCAAAAGAACAGCGACTTACTTAATAGTAATGTATGGGCTCAATTTGCAAGTGCTGTAGACCCAGAAGTTAAAATGACATTAGCAAAACAGATGGCTAGAACTTTAGGAGTTCCAGTATCTGAAATATATAAAATGAAAACTAAAAAACCTGTATCTAAGACAGATCAATATCTGAGCGAAGTAGCAGCATAAACTAAAATATAATGGGAGTAAATTTATACGATAGTCCTGCTCAGGCACAATTTATCAATACATACGTACCAATCCAATTTGAAGGGTTATACAAGATGGCAGATAAGGCTCAGTCTGATATGGACAAAGGAACTGAATTAGTAGATAATCTTAGTGCAATGAGTTCATTGGGGTCTCTGTCTAAGGTAGACAATGCTAATTGGACTGCAGATTATGGAGATGTAATATCTAACTTTATAAATGAAAAAGTAAAAAGCAACTACGATTTAACTAATCCGGAAGTTCTTAGTGGTTTGGCATCTATCAAAAGGAAGATACAGAATGATCCTAATGCTAAGAATATGCTTGAGTCTAAGGAAAATTTAAAACAAGCAGCAGCTAAAGTTGATCCTAAATGGGGTTCTACTTATACTGATATCTTTAACAGCTACGACACTAAGAACACTGGTCAGATATATTCTGGTAATACCATGGAATACCGTGGATGGGAAGGAGCTGGAGATGCTTATACTAAAGAAATAAAAGCAAGGAAACTTAGAAAAGAAGGTGGATACTTTGTAATGGGAGTGGATCCTACTGACGTTAAACACGTAGTAAATGATAAGGCTAATGAGATTTCATCAGATCCAGAGTTAAACTTACTTGTAGATAAAGACATGAAGGATGGTAAAATTAATCCTAATTCAACTCCTAGTCTATTTAAGAAAGATCCTGCTACTAAACAGCCTGTATTGATACAGAATTGGAGAGGAGAATACGCTAAGACAATGGTTGCTAATGCTAAGATGGATGCTACAATTGGAAATACTCTTATGTACGATCAAGCTGGAGCGGATGCTAATAGAATGGCTGAGCAGAGATTATATCATAATCAGATGTTAGGATTGAAACAAAAAGAAGTTGAAAATGCCAAGGTAATTCAAAATTGGCTCAATGGAAAACAAGAAGATGTTGCATCTTTCAAGACTACTCATGTAGAGAATAAAACTGCACTACATTTGGCTAAATACACTGATCCTAATGCGAGATTTAATGTGGCTAAGAATATGCTTGGTTCCGCAGAATCTGCCACATATATAGTTACTAAGATGGATAGAGATGCAATTAAGGAAAAAATAGATAAATTAACATCAGATAAATCTGTAGCACAGGCAGCCGGAAAACCTGTAGATGATTATACTTCGCAAATATCTAATCTTACTAGTGAATATGACAAAAAGAATGTTATATTAAGAAGCACTTCTAATGCATTTAGACAATCTGTTAGTAACGAAGAGGCTAAAGCCATGAGAGGAAAGGGAGAAAGTATATACTTCAATAGACAACAGTTGAATGAACTTAATCTAGTAGATACTCCTGCTGTAGTTGGTACTGAATTTGCAAAAATAGTATTTGGACCTTCGTCTAAAATGGTATTTGCGGCTGGTCCAAATGCAGAGGGAATAATTGGAAGTAATACTAAGTTAAAGATAAGAAGCGCCGCCAATGAAAATGATGAAAATCTAGCTATTCGCGATGAAGTCTCTAGAGTACAAAAGAGCGATAGACCTAAAGCTGAACTCGGGCTTAGAACATTCACCGCTAAATTGAAATCAGGAGCGTATGACAATAAAGGATTTACAATTCCTGGAGGACAAACTAAGATAGAGGGACAAAATTCAGAGCTTACTGGAGTGTATTATATTCCTAAAGATGAGCTTTCACAAGAAGAGCAGAATGCTTTGGTTGGATTGTATGGTACGGAAATATTCTCAACAAAAGATAAAGAAGTTGATCCAAAAACATATTTGAATGTCTCAGTTAAAAAAGAATTTGTAAAAGTACCTATATTTATGCCTGGAACTGGAGCTAGTACTGAAATGGAAAATACTGTATATAATCAGAATTTAATGCATAAATTTGGCAAGGATAATTACCAAACTAAAAAAGAAACAAGCGTTACGGCATCAGAGACAAACTCGGCTTCAGAAGCAGATGCATATACTACAGATGATAACTAATTAAAATATAGTCTTAATTAAACTAATATGACAAAACAAGAAATTAGGGCCGCGCTGAATAGCGGCAGCATGAGATGGTCGGATTTAAATCCGGCCTCTGCTGTTTCTAATCGATCCTATAGAAGACAAGAGCTAGAAGATGAACTACGTAAGAGCGAACAAGAATCCGCAGTAGCATCTGAACCTCAAAAACCGACAAAACCAGTACAAAATACTGCAGTTAACCAATCCGAGCAAACGTCTCAGGATGCTGTTTTTAACCCCGCTACGGACTCTATAGTTCCAACTGATACAATTAGTCCAGAACTGAGAGAAAAGGCCACCAAGGAGCTTAAAACAAGCGAGAAGGGCATTGTAGCCCCCAATAATCAGCAGTCAAAAACAAAAAAGGATTATAGCCTATTTGATCTTGCTGGAAACTCGTTTAAGAACTTTGCAGGAGGTGTATATAACACTGGAATGACATGGTTTGAAGCCAAAACACTCAACGAAATCACTCCATTATTGGAGGCGAAAGACATATTAAGTGAGTCTGCAAATGATCCAAATACATACAAATTGATAGATTTATATGCTAAAGGACAGACAAAAAACTTTACTCCATATGTGGCTCCTAGCGATCCAGTTAGAGATAAATTAAACGCAGAGGAAAAATGGAAGTATGATTTAAATAAGCAACTAGAAAAGAATGCTGTTGATAGTCCTGATTTATTGGACAATGTTGTATCTGCATTTAAGGCTCCATTAAGAGTGTTAGACTCGTGGGCTAAGAATCCAACAAAAATACTTGGAGATATAGAAAATCCAATTAGAAGTATATTTGGAGATACAGACCAAAACAATAGGATATTTAAGAATAGTGCTGGAGATATACAAAAAGACCAGAGAGCCGACAGACAAGATAGGTTTGATGTTAGGTCTGGAAAAACTACAATTGGTAGTGATTTATTGGCTGGCGTAAATGAAGGAGCGTCTAAGACTACTGCTCCTATGTTATTAGGTACGTCATTGATAGATGGAACTATTTTGCCAAAGATAGCACCTTATGCTGCTGCCGCTTATGGTGCGTATTCAAATTCTGATGCAGTTAACCAGAATACTGGATGGAGAAGGCTTGATCCTGCTGAGATACCGGATGAGCTTCAAGAAACAAATGCTAGACTTGGCAACTCAATAATTGCATTGTCAAAAATGAATGGTAAATTTAGAGATAAATTTCCAAGTATTGACGAAATCGTAGCTGGCAAAAACATAAACAACACTTCTGCCGGAAAAGACTGGAAAGATAAAGCTACTAAGGCCTTATATGAGGACTACAAAGCCAACAAGGATTGGGCTGGAAAATTTCAGTACATGAAAGATAGAACTGCAGCTCCCGATGAGGAGATAAATACAGAATACCCAACGCTGGCAAATGTTACGCAGAGTTTAGGGGCTTCTTCTTCTATGATTGTTCCTATGATAGTAAATCAGGCGGCTACTGCTGCTGTTTCTGGACTCACAAGAGGTCTTATATCTGCAAATGGTACTAGACCAGTATTAGACTACTTAGTAACAAAAGGTGGAATTCTATCTGGAGCAATGTCTAATGCATATATGTCTGTGAAATCCAGAGAGTCTGAGGCTTATTCTCAGCTGCTTCCAAGCTATACTAAGAGGTTTTCAGAGCAACTAGCAAAAGAAAAAGATCCGACTACTGGATTGTCATATGATATTTTCGATGGGAAATCATTTTCTGATAAGAAATTGCTCGAAATTGTTGACAGAAACAAATCTTTGTCATCTCTAAATTCTAGTGATGTTCAGAAAAATGGTAATATAGGATATTCTAGCGTTTTAAGTAATTACGATAATGCAATTTCTGAGTTAAATAAGACTGGGGCTTTATCAAAAGAGACTAGAGGCAAATTGCTTAGTGATATCCAATCTGGATTTCTTAAAACTAAGATAGATGATAAGATAAACAGCGCCAGAAGTCACGCATTAAGTGGCGTAGACGAATATCTTAGAGAATATATGTCTATGCTTGCTATAGATATGGCTCAGAATTCATATATATCTGCTCCATTCAATGCAAATAAGATAGCAGCTGTAAATAAATTTGATCAATCATTGTTTGGGTCTATAAATAGGACATCAGAAATGGTTTCTGATTACTTAGTCAATTCTACTGCCGGGAAGATGGTGAATAAAGTCAATAATTTCTCTTTAGCTGGAGTTCGAGTTGGTGCTGTTCCGGAATTTGTAGGAAGGACTGGAAAAAGAATGGTTGTCGAAGGACTTTCAGAGGCTTTCTTAGAGGAAAATCCGCAACAGTTGATTCAGTACAAGTACGAAGATGGCAAGTTAAAGGACTCTAACAACTTAATGGATGCTATAACTAATACTGCAAATTTTGCTGTATCTGCGCACTTGGCTCAGTGGGGAGTTGGAGAGGATGCTAAATATCAAAAAGGGATAAATGAGAATTTCGTTATGACCCTTTTGACCACCAGTATACATACTGGGGTTATGGGCTTGCCGGGTACGATAAAAGAAATGTCTAACGCCCAAAAAGAGCAAAAGGCAAAGGCTTTCGTGAAAGGGAATGTTATAAAAGACATGCAGACTGCCGATAGAGTCAATAAAACGAATGTATATGTTGACGCCGTCACCAAAGGAAAAGAAGAGTATATAGTAAACTATCTGAATGAGCTAGCTCAAAATCCTCCAGAAGGAATCTCTACTGAGGATATAAAGGATGAGGCTAGAATAGCTCAGAGGACAATGGCTGTTGCTAATAATAAAAAAATACTTGGATACGCAAATAGAGCTGGAGGAGTTGGGTCAGAAGCCCATAAATTACTTACTGCATTATTTATTGACCACGAAGAATCTGCTAATCAGGATAAATTTGAGGCTGTTTCTAATCTATCTGAATTTGAGGCAGTAAAAAGAGATAAATTCAAAGATTCTTCATTTAAGGAGTTCTTCGATCAACACAATGAGAATAATCCAGAAAATCCAATATCTACCGCTTCTCAAAATGATATATTCAATGCTATAGCAGAGGCAAAGGTTTTGAATAGTATATTGTTCGTTAATAAAGCTAAGGACAAAATCTCTCAGACTAAGCTAGATGTTCTTAATAGGTCTTTAAATAAAGAAAGAAACGCAGCTGTTACTAATCTTCATAATCAATTAATATCTAATGGATTAATCAGCAAAGAAGACGTGTCAGATCCTTCTCTGGATAATCTATTAAGTAAAGTAGACGAATTGGATATTCCATCTATAGAAAATGACTTCTTGATACCAATGGGTAAATCTAAGATATCATTGATGGGATATGATTATAATAACTACATGAAGAGGGAGTTGATGAATAATCCAATCGAAAAGCAGGATAAATTATCTACTCAAGACCATGATATTTATATAGATGAGATTCTTGACGCGTATAGAACTAAAAAGAAAGAGGAATTAGAAGCCGAAAAAGTAAAGGAAGTTGTAGATGAAGTAAAGTCTGAAGTATCTGAAGAAGAGGAACCTATAGTTCCAACGTATGAGAGTACATCTGAAGAACTAGAACATGTAGCAGAAGTAGTTCCTGCAGAGGCAGAATCTCCTATTCCAACAGAAACTCCTGATATAATTCCAATAGTAGATACCGAGGCTGGGGCAGTAGAGGATTTAACTGGAGATGTAGATTCTATGATAGACGAGATGAATTCAGGTATTCAGTCAGATATCGTTGAGCCAGATCAAAATCCAGATAAACCAGTCGATATAGAGCCGTCTATAGTTGATAACAATGCAGAGGTATTGGCCGATATCAAAGATAATAACGATTTAGAGGAAGTGTACTCGGAACCTGACACTGAAATTATAAATGATCTATCAGATGATATTACTGGGCTTATTTCTACTGAAACTGCCAAACACGATAGAATTAGTAGAACATTATTTGCTGATGTAAAGATTCCTATAATACGAGAATTTTTAATGAATCCAGACGCATTTAAGTCTGCAAAGGTTAAAATCGTAGTAAACAGACATAGATCTGGGACTACAAATACATATACTGTACCTGCTTCTGTAAATCAGAACGGAGTAAAGAATACTATAACTGGAGAAGATTATACTGCATTAAATGACTTTGATGTAAACTTACCAGAAACATGGGATAATGCATTCATAAAAGTAGATATCAAATTCCAGGATGGAAAGATCGAAAGAGCATTGATATTTACAATGAAAAATCCAGGAGAAAGGGATATCGTTGTTGATGACAGCGGTATGAAGAAGTATTCTCCAGAAGAAGTTCAAGCTCTTAGAGACTTCAGAAACTCTATCATATCAGAATATGCAAAAACTATTGCAGATCCATCTTTAGAATTAAGAATGAAGAATGGATTTGAGAGAGGTATTGCTAAGTATGCATTAAATAGGGATAAGAATGGAAGAGCAGTACAAAGAGCTCTTAATGAAATTGTTGGACTAATTGACGAAAGCGATGTAAATAAACTTGGCGTACACAATCTTACTGTTGCTTACGGTAGAGGAGAAAGAGGAGGAAACTTAGTTGTTTCTTTATTTGAGTCTATGGGTATTTCAAACAGTGAAAACTCTGGTTCTATATTTATTACTAAGCCAGATCCATTAAATTCCAATGAAGAAGTAAAAATCAAAGTAAATAAAACTAGATTTTCTGATGAGGCTGGAACAGCAGAATTAGTATATAAATTAGCTGTAGATATGAGAGGTAGTACTGCTAAGCAGATTACAATCTCAGATAAAGGAGAAGTTATAGAGACTACTGATACGTCTCCATATGGACTTACTCCTGCATTGTTATTGTCTAGAATAGTCAATTTTGATAGAAAGACAAATGTTTCTGCAGATGGAAAAGACTTCTTAAAGAATAAACAGTTCTATGTAGAGTCTGGCATATTACACTATAGTGAAAATACTATACCATTATCATTAATAAAGGAAAATGAAAAGGCAGAAATCCTTAAATTTATAAACGATAATCTTACTTGGATTGTAGACAAAAATGATTTATGGAATTCTGATAATAACACTGATAATTTAGTATCTGACTTATTTCCTGGTATAAAATCTTATTTAGATAGAAACTCAGATAAAGGTTCTGTATCATTTGCTCCTGGAGTTACATTCTCTAAGGAAGATATGGGTATCACTTGGACTGCGTGGCTGATAAAGAATAAGAAATTAGTATCTGATATTGGCGATGGAGTATTTGAACCACCATTCTTATTTATGACTGATGTAGTTGCTGTTCCTAGAGGATCTGAAGACATTGTGTCCATAAAGGATGGAGCATATAATACTTCTCCTGTTGCTGAAGTTAAAAGTTCAGTTGCAGATGATGTTGCTACCGAATATACTCCAGATCCAACGGAAATCGCAGAAGAAACTAAGACTCCTGCTGCAGAAGTGAAACCACTTGATTTCTTTGATGATTTCATGGGCGGAGTACCGAGCTTGATAGATGTTAATAATCTACCAACAAGTACTTTAGATGCAGAATCTGCAGTTAGATTCCTTAGAGAAAAACTTGGAGATAACTTTGAAGCGAGCGTAATTGATGATGTCATAGCATTAGCTAATGGTGGATTTGCACAGGGATTGACTGGAAATGATTTAATATTATTATCTAGATTAGCTCAAAAAGGTACTGAGTTCCATGAGGCATTCCACAGAGCGTCATTATTGCTTATTCCAAGAAGAAGGAGAATGGCAATATATGATAATATTAGAAATACTAACGAAGAATTTAAAAATGCTACAGACTCTCAAATAGAGGAAATGTTAGCTGAGAAATTTAGAGAAAGAGTATTATCTAATGAGGTTGATATTGCGAATGGTACCGTAGTTAATAGGGTGTTTAGAAAGATGTATAACGCTCTTAATGCTTATAATAACTTCAAAGATAGAGACGTTGAAAGACTATTCAGAGATATAGAATTAGGTATATTAAAAGGAGCTAGACCATCTAAAGGCAATTTACATGAGTTTGCTAAGAAATACGAAGAAGGAGCTCCTAAGAGATTTAGAGAGTCTGGATTAACTACTATTAAAACTGTAGAGGCCAAGGATAGAATAGTAAATAGTTTGTCATACTACTTATTTAGAATAAGCGGAATAGAAACTATTGATAATATATCTAAGTTGGACTTTAATGGACTAAAAGCCAGTATAGCCAAGCTTGCAGAAAAATATAAAGCAATTCCAGAAAGACAAACTCAATACGAACTGTTCACCGAAATACACGACCGATTTGATGATTACTTCTTAAAGGAAATCAAGAAGAGTGTTAAGAACACTGGAATAACAGAACTAACTGACACTAAAGACGACCTTAATGAAGAAATAGTTAGTAAAGAAGCTGCTTCTCACGATAAGGCTTCGTATGAAATCTCAAAAAGAGATAACATTAGAGCTGAAGTTAAATTCTTTATTAGAACTATTCCTGAGTCAGAAATGGTTAATAATACCGCAGCACCTAAGGCAGATCCACTTTCTTTATTGCCCTCGTTTGTTAAGTTTGAATTAGCATGGAATACCATGATATATGAACTACACAAAGAGAATACAGTACAGAAAATGAAGGACAAAATCTCTTCACTTGCTAACGAAAAGAAGAATCCATTCTTTATTATGTTAGAAAGAAGACTAGCTACTGTTGATGATAACTTCTTGACTAAATTCTGGAACACAATGTATAGTCATAGACATGATTATATTAATACTGTTTACAATGCAAATAGCACTAAGGATGGTAATGACTATGAAAAGTCTATTAGAAACATATCAAGTAATATAGATAGAGCCGAAAGGGAATTGCCTATATTCTGGGGTCAGAACATTTTATCTGGTGGCGTAGTTTATTCTATGACTGAAAATGGTAGAGTATTTAACAAAAAGAATGCAGAAGCAATTGTAGAAGCATATAAGGCCTTAGCTAAGTCTGTTCATAAGAATATGACTACAGAAGAGGCTAATAAATCATTAGAAGTATTTACTTCGTTATTGAGTAAATTGTCTATAGATGTAGACGGTGAGACTATGGACTTTATGATAAATAATAAGTATCCTGGATTCTCAAGAGAACAAGCTATAAATGCAATCATTAATGACTATAAGTCTACTGCTCAAATATTTACCACTATATTGCCAGACATAATCAAAAAGGATGGTAACAAAGGAAATATAAAATTAAAAGAAGTTACTCCTAAGGTGTTATTCGGCGGAGAAAGATCTATAAAAGAATACGCGTTAGCTTATGCTAAGGTTCATCCAAACGCAAATGAGACAATGGCTTATGGAGCTGATGGAGCTACTTTGTATCAGATATCATCTAGAAATGCAGTTACTGATGTAATTGATAGAGTTTCAGGTGATGCTGCTTATTTAAAGGATGTGCTTTCTGTTCCTATTAATCAAGGATCTATATTATTTAATCAAATAGCAAATGGAACCTCAAAAGGCATATCATTTGGTACTTTCGTTAAGATATATGAAGAAGGCGTAGCTGACCAAGGTAGAGATTATTTTGATATATCCCCACTAGAGGACTACACAATTAAGATGACTAACTTACTGTCTGGCAATATAGCATTACCTGCTATGGCAGATAAGAAGACTTATGGATTTATATTTGGTATTAAAATGCCAGATATGGTTTCTCGTGGTCGTGGAGTTCAGAGAATGAGCTGGTTCAATAATCAGATATCATATCCAAAAGAGGCTGTAGATATCTTTGATGGATACTACAAGGCTGAATTTGAGGCTATAAAACAAGCCTGGCAACAAGTAAAAGACGCTAATGGAACAAAAGATCAATTGGTAGAAAACTATCACTATCAAGGAGCTAAGAGTAATAAATGGGCTGGTGGTCATGGTAATGGATTAAGATTCAGATACATGGACATACTTCATGTAAACTCAACTACTCCAGGTGATCAGTTTAATGGAGTATTTGATCTCAATGACTACATAGATAATGTAATTAAAACTAAGGGCCCTCAAATTGGCGAAGTTGCTGCTATGGACGAGGCGATTGCTAGATTAGATAAGAAATTCTTTAGTGAGTCGTATGAGAATAGGTCTAAAATGATCAGTTCTACTATTACTTCTTTAGTTAAGAAAGAAATTGATTACGCTGCTGAAATTGGGCTTATAACTAAGAATGAGGTCAATTACGTAGCCACAATGGATAATGAAGCTACAGGGGTTAAGATTGGAGACAAAGTAAATAGCATCTCTTACTTTAACAACGCGATAGATGCCTCTATATTTAATTTCAACTTAGAACAATATAAGAAAGCTGGAATCGATTCTAAAAGCGTCAACATGGTTGCTATTACCAATATAATGGCAAACACTACTATAAATAGTATTATATCAGAATTTGAGACTGATAAATTGATCTCAAAGGACTCTGCATTCTATTTAAATACTGACGACAAGACCAAGAGGTTATCTTCTGTATTGTCTACTGGTACTGCACTTAGAACTTCATTTCCACAAGGACATGTTCTCCAAGGAATAAGTTCATTCAATGTAGCTGAAGTTTCTGATAGTATTATAAAGAGTACTGAGCTTGGCACTATAAAGAACATGTCATATGCTGCTCAAGTAAATAGATTAATGCAGCAATCTGGAGTAGATGTTATTTCTGATTTGAGTGACATATATTCTGACCCAAATAGAAAAGCAGAATTAGATGAGTTAAAAGGTAAATTCCCTAAGCAGTTTAATCTTGCTGAGGCGTTAGTAGATGCTCAATCAAAAGAATATGAGAAAGTAAATGTTACTGATGCTACTGCATATATATCACCATATATGTACAGATCTCTTATGACTAGACTCGGAGAGGACTATTTCACTCCAGAAATGAATGAGATATTTGACATTCTTGAGTCTGATGATTTCTCATGGATGAATGATCCTACTAAATATGCAAAAGTAGAAGATCTTGCAATTCACCCGTTAAAGATGGTTTACTTTGGAGAATCATTCCAGAATGGATTGAATATTCCTAAGCTAAATAAGATGGCATTATTTATACTGCCTAAATTCTTAGCTACTGGAGATTTGAAAACTCTGTATGACAGAATGAATAATCCTGCAGCCGGTCAACAGAAAGTGGATATGGTTGCATTTAGTACTGCTGTTAAGGTTGGTACAGATAAACCTGTATCTATTCATAATGATAAGAATGAACAAGAGTTGTCTGACTTAAGTAAGATGAAGGTCGTTCCTCAATCATTTGACTACTTAAGACACCAGTTGCCAACTGAGCCGCATGAAGGTGCAGAAATGTCAATTGCCACTCAGGTTCAGAAAGCATCTATGGGAAACATAGTAGCTACTGACATCTATCCAAATATAGAAATTAATGGCAAGAAAGGCGCTACTGGAGCTCAATTAGTTCAAGAATGGAATGGAGCAATGTCAGAATTATCTGATAGAGGTAAAATTGAGGTTGAAAAACAGTTTGGTATTAAGGTGGATGAAACTACTGGAAACTACTCGTTTAACACTGAGAAAATGTATAACTTCTTAGCACAGGAAGCAGAGAAGTCTAACATGCCTAGCGACGTTGTTGAGATACTTGGAGAATACGATAAAGAAAATCCAGATGCTAACCCATTACAGGCTTTAGTAGATAACGCATTCGTTGAGTCAAAGATACTTTCTAATATACTTAAAAAGACTGTAGATATCAAGGCTCCAGGTGGAATGTTTATTCAGATGACTCCATTTGGATTAAAACATATGGATGACTCTAGTGCTGCATATAGGATTAATGGAGGAAAGAAATTAAGGTTCTTAAATAGCGATGGATCTATGGATTGCGTAGTATCTATTACTTTATTTAAAGACAGACTTCCACAAGAATTAAATACATATGACGAGAAAGTAAATTGGCTTAGAGAAAACAACGTAATTGGAGAAAACGCTAATCCTGCTGCAATGGGATATCGTATCCCTACTCAAGGTCTATCATCTGTATCTGGATTAAAGATAGTAGATGTACTTCCAGAATTTATGGGAGATACTATTGTATTGCCATATGAATTTACTGCTTTGACTGGATCTGACTTTGACGTTGATAAATTATATATTACTAGGTTAAATTACGAAACATCGTATACTTACGACAAGGACGAAGCTACTGAAAAAGAAAGAGAGGCTGAATATACCACGTATATAAATACTCCCAATTTCTCTCCTAGGGCTAAGAAGGATATAGTTAGGGCAGAAATACCTAATTTTGACGACGATAGAGCTCGAGTTGAGTTCGCTAACAAAAGAGGCTACTTCTATGACATTAAGAATAGCGCATGGGCTACAGTTAGACATGAGGGAGTTGAAAAGACTCAGATGGATGACTCTAAGGCTGATAAATGGAAAGAAAACTCTACCAAGGCTATTCAGAACAGATTTATAGACGTAATGATGGCTGTGGTTACTAATCCTAACAGCGTCAATGAGACTAGAATTCCGTTGGATGCAATGAAGGGAGAAGTATTAAAAACCCTTGCCATAATTGACGAAAAGTCTGGAGGTCAGGTAAAACTGTCTGGTATGGATAAAGCTACTTTATCTTATGAAAGTAAGAAGAAAATAGAATATTCCGGTGGCAAGCAAGGCATACCTACATTTGCATTGGCTGGAGTACATCATGTATTAACTCAGATAGCCAAATTGAGGTTTAAAAATAATGGTACTGTCAATAAATTTGGATTAGCTAATCTTGGTGATATTTACGGCAAAGACGGAGTTAGGATACTGGACTGGTTATCAGCAATGGTAAATGCCCATGTCGATGTCGCAAAGGATCCATATATCATTAGAATGGGAGTAAATCAATATACTCACAAAATGACTTCTTTATTACTCAGGACTGGATATGGAGCAAAGACATTTTTATTCTTAAGTCAGCCTGCATTGAAAGAAGCATATAAGATAATGGATACCAAAGGCAGCGAATATCTATCTGGTGTTAGAAATGCAAAATCAACTACAATTGAAAAGCAGGTAGATTTACTGATAGTTCAATATAAGGAGAATGCTAGGAAATCAGCTAAGAATGACTATGACAGAGCTCAGTTTAAGAAACTGTATAAAGAAGGAAAATATGGTAAAGAAGTAATACAAAATGAAAATGTATTCGATAACCTTAACTTAGTTAATGGATTAGCCAGAAAAGATAAGACATTTGACTATTATTATCACCAATTAATTGCGCTTGAAACATTTAAAGAATTAAGTCCGCTGGCTAGTTCACTTGCAGAAGTAGTTAAGTACTCGCAGGTAGATACCAAGAAGGCTGGTAATTCATTCTCATCTCAACGTCTATTCTTCAATAAAGTAAAAGAACTTATATCAACTAAGTCTTCATTTGCAAATCTTCCTGAGTTGTTCTTAAACACTTTCATTTATAAGAAGTTACAGAATAGTGCTGGTCTTGCTGCTAAATTAGGACAAGGAGTATTATTTAGAACTACTAAGTCTGTAGAGATTTCTGCAGATAAAGTATTAGCAGCAGCTGGTAGATATGGACAGGATAATAGAGAATTAATATCTAAAGTTAATAAGTATATAGACTCTAAGATTAAATCTGAGTTCTTTGACAAATTAGCTGAGGATAGAGGAGTCAATGTTCCTGGACTGTTCTTTGGCAGTAATACAATTGCAAAGAGATTATTTGCTATTCAGCAGAAATTTCCACAGGAAACGCAGGATAATGTATTCTTACGTGGAATGTCGGCAGAAATGTATGCTCCATTTGAACAAGAAAGACCAGATCATATTAGACCTAGAAACAACAATACAAATGAACCAGGTTTAGTAGAGGAAATTAAACAACACTTTAGTTCATTATTAGATAGCCAGAATGCAGAGATAAAGAAATTTGCAGAAGACTTCATATTGTACCAATTTTACAGTACTGGTGACAATCATGCTTCAAATACCGTTAAAATATCTGAATATGATAGACGCGACTTAAGTATACCTACAGAGGATGGTGGCACTATGAGCTACTACGATTTTGTTAGAAACAAATTAGGTGATTTGTCTAATATGGATGAAGCTTTAACTGATACTGATTTGCAGGACATATTTATAAACAAATGGTATGATAAGGACTTAGTTTCTACTGTAGAAAACTTCACTATGGACTCAGATCCAGAAGTTGATGATGGCAAACCATTTAAGGTGCTTATGCCTCAGATAATGTCTACTAAAGGGATCGATGGAGTGCAATATCCATTATCATTTGTTAATACTAAGTCATGGCCATTATTTGGGAAAGACGAACAAGGAATTGATACTTATTATCATGCTCCGTTTGTCAAATTACAATTCTTCCCAGAAGAAGGAAATCCATTCCACGTATTATACAAATGGGTTGGAAATGTTCCTACTGATAGTGAAAAGAGTCCATATCAACCAATGTATATCGCTATTGACAAAAAAGGTAGTAAGAAAGATGCAGTTTCGGTTGTAGAGCATAACTCTGATAAGTCAATGATTAAGGCTAATATATTACCTCAGTCATTCAATGGAGTTAATAAAATTACTGGAGCTGAATATGCTCAAGCAAGAGTTTATGCAGAGGAATATAATAGATTACTTAATAGTCGTAGAGAGCAGAATGAACTATTCAATTTCGATGATGAAATATACGATCCATATAATTTAGTAGAAGATATATCTAGTACTGAATTAGAATCTGTAATTAGTTCTGCCGTCGAAGTGGCAATTATATCTGGAGATTATACTATAGCCAACCTAGAGCAGATGCTTGATACGTATGATAGCGTTCCAAGTGAGGCTATGAGACAGGCTAAGTATGAATTCGCTAAACGCATTTTAGAGCGATCTGACGAACTCACTCCTTCGACTGACATAATTAATCAAACTGGAGAAGAAAGTGTCTTAGAAGCGATTAAAACAAGCGTGGAGGCCTATCTACGACCTATTTTAGAGGCCAACAAAGCAGATGAACGAGAACCTCTGAGTTTGGATTTTGGTGAAAATATAAAAACTATTTCTTTATCTAATATTAAATACTCCAGAGATTTAGTAGAGAAAAACCCAAAAACTATTTATGTGTTTACAGATAATACTGATAGAACTTCTGGTACTACGCCAAATGTAGGGGGATGGTATGCGAAGAAATACGGAGAAGGATTGTCTTTTGGATCAGTCAATAATCCTACTACAGCTGTAATACGAGGGGCTAATAACGCATTCCCAATTAGTACTATGAAGTGGTTTTATAAAAATCATAATGTTTCTGTAAATGATGCTAGATGGATAGATTCTGATATTGTTCAATTTAAATCAACTATAGATGATGAAATAAATCAGATAAAAATAGCTCTATCGACTGGAAATTATGACAATGTTGTAATCCCTAGCGGAGATGGATTTTTTAATTCTAAAATAGCAGATATATCAAAAACAAGAACACCCGTATTATATGATTATCTAAAGAATGCGTGGTCTAATTTTGAAAATGAAATATCTAGGAAAGACAATACTAAAAGTGCTGTTTCAAATAAAGAAGCAGTATTAGAAATTACCTCAAAAGATAGAATTATATGGGCTCATCCTGGAATAGGTAAATCATATGCCAAAGAACAAGGAGAGGATATAATAGTATTGGATGACGATTACAAGGAAGAACATAGGGCTCTTATTAAAATGAAAAGAGATGGTGCTCCTGCTGTTGAATATGAACAGGCTCTGTTAGATTATTGGAATAAGGCAAAAGAAGATGCAAAAGAATCTGGTAAACAGCTGTTTGTGTCTGATCTTCCTATACTGAAAAGGTTCCCAGATGATTTTGACAAGGTATTAAATATGTCTGACGAAACATTTGCTAAACGAAGCGAGCAGAGAGGAGAGGTGTGGGATAATGAAAATGCAAGTTGGAAAGTCGCTATTAACGATGTAATGGGTACTTTAGACCAAAGTAAAGTAGTTACTACTGACAGATATATGTCTGATATACTAGGAACTAAAGAAAGCATATTGCCAACTCTTGCCCCAGTAGCTCAATCTGAAATAGAAAGAAATGTAAATGACATTGCTAAGTTTAGAGAAGCACAAGGACTAAACGTAAAAACTGTAGAGGAATTGTGGTCTACTTATAGATTTAAGATAGCAAGGAAAGCTCCTGGAACTACAATGGCTGACATACAAAAAGTGTCCGATGAAATTGGATTAGATAAATTAGAAGAATATATCAAAAAATGTTATTAATAAAATGTTATAAAACGAATTATGAATTGCGTAAACATTAATAGTAAGGACTTTAAAGGTCTTTTAAAAGAAACAGGACTACCTTCTCTCCTTCTGGAGACGAGGGTAGCTCAGTATCAGGATGAGAATGGGATAGATTCCTGGCCTTCTGCAGATGACGTTAGATCATCCAGACTAACTCATACTGATAAAGTACGAAAAGAAATAAATAGTAAACTTCCGTCAGAGGTTGCAAATTCTATAAATATAGTAGATAAAGTTCCAAACGAGATCCTCGGAAGAGATGATTTATATTTGTCTATTAAAGGTCTACTTGAAGATAAAGGAATTACAGACCCATTACTAATAAATTGGGTTGGAATAAACAAGGATGTCATAGGGAATATAAAAACTATAAGAGATTCTGAACATTTACAAGAGCTTGTTCAATCCTCATATGACAAAAAATCGAACAAATCTAACTACGAAGAATTCAAAACTAATAAGGTGGCTTCTGATAGTTTTGACGAATGGGTTGAGGCATTAGAAAAATATCCATTAGTGTTTAGAGATATAATTCTGTCTCATGCAACAAAATATATTACAAAAGTAGATAGAGAGTCTAAATATGTATTAAGTCTTAGTAAGGTCGCACTTACAAATACATATGGAACTCTAGTAAATAAGCCTCACGAGGCTAATAGGCTTGGTAAAATATATGATGAAGAGGCCTTAAAGTCTACGTCCGATGCGGTTGATCACGAACCATCTGCAAGTGGTAATGGATATTGGGTTCACGTCCCTATGACTCCATCTGATTCTGAAATGGAATTTGAATCATATTCTGATTTGAAGAAAGCCATAGTTGGGCTAGAGGCAAAAGTGAATCGAATTGAAGAATTAAAGTCTGCTCCTCCTAAATTTTACAAACAAGAGCCTAGCTTGACTGGAGAAGCTGTTAATGAATATGGATTTAATGATTACTCATATGTTAGAGTAGAGAGCACTTATAGTAGAAGCGGAAATGGGTATGAGAGTGAATTAGGAAGAGGATACGAAGGGTATTATATTCATGGATACAATACGGATAAAAGAAAAAACCTAGATACTAAAATATTGGCTATCTCGAAGGAACAGGCAGAAAAAATATGGTCTGACGAACTAGCTAGATATCCTAATTCTAAATATGACGCACATGATAGCAATGAGATTCTCAATTTGCCTGTATTTATTCTAGAATTAAACAATTTAAAGAGATATTTAGCTAATACTAGTGAGGAATCATGGTCTAAGCGTAATGACATTTTTAATGAAAATGTTTCATTACTTAAAAAACTATCTCCTAGTACTTGGTGTACTTCTGGTTCTATGACCAAACATTATGTTAGAAACTACGATAATTATCTTTTGATAGTTAATGGAGTAACTGTTGTAGGAATAGAGGCTTCTGATGAGACAAATGAAAATGGCAAGATAAATGTAAATGAAGTAACTTCTAGAAACAATAACGGCATAGCATCGATAGATCATCTTGACGACACATTAGCATTTTTTGAAAAACACAATCTAGATCCAGATAATAGCACAATAAAATCCGCACAAAATAAAAAAGACCTAGGAAAGAACGATAAAGATGTTTCCAGGGATAATGACTACGACGAGAATGATTTTTGGGGAGATCAAGAATTCAATATGGATCATGATCACAACTATGAACCAGACTACGATCCGGAACAGGAGATGTATGATTATGCTAAATCTAATATAGATAATTTTATACTTGAAAATCATATTAATAACGCAAGGGAATTTCTTAACGCCAATCCAAGTCGCGTAATTTTCGAAGGGTTAGTATATTATGCTCCAGAGTATCTTCAAACTAATGACGAAGTTCAAGCATACGTTGGAGCTACAATTGAACCTCATAATATTATTTATGCTGGAGTAGGAACTGACTATAGGGATAATATAGTTAGGTATATCCTTAATAATTATCCAAAGATGTATGAATATCTTGGAGCCGAGGAAAAATTAAATCCAGAATATAAGGATTTATATGATTCATTTTTAGAAAGACAAGAAGCTGCTATAGAGGCAGAGAGAGTAAGGGTTGCAAATTTAACTCCAGAGGAGCGAGAAATGGAAAACGTGATTAACAGGAATCTACCATTCTCAAAAACAAATAACAACTCTATACAGGGATATTATGATCCGAAGACAGATAAGGTTATAGTTGTAGCAGAGAATACCCCGGTAAATGAATCTAGCAAAGTCGCAATACACGAGGTAGCTCATAGGGGAATGATTAGAATGGCTAGAGAACTTGGTGGCACCGAAGAATTACACACTGCTCTTATTTCTTCAAAGAAACAACTCATGGAGAAATTGCCAGATCTATTAAAAAGAACTGGGCATAACACTCTTGATGAGTTAATGACTGATTATGGATTTAACCCAGAATCAAAAGAAGGCGAATTGAAGCTTCTTATGGAACTTTCTGCCAGATGGTCGGAAACATTAATAGACAAGCCTAAGCCGTCTTGGTGGAAGAAATTACTTGGATCTATTAAGAATTGGCTTAAAAAATTCGCAAATATAACATTGTCTGAGTCTCAGGTAGATGAACTTGTTGGTGGATTTGTTAAATATGGATCTAAAGAGAATGTAGAATCAATTAAAGATAGCCAAACTATAAATGGAGTTGCTGTATCTAAGTCAATAGATGCTATATATCAAAGAAACTTAAATAAAATTCAAACTGGCGTAGATTCTCTGAATAAAGAATATGAGAATAAGCCTATATTTCAAAAAGACTATTTAAGACTTTCAAAAGAATATAATGATATTGATGGTAAAAATAGCGTATCTAGAATAGAAATATATAAAGTATATAATCCTTCCGCAGAATATGGCAATCCTAGTGATGTTTATGTTCGATTTAAGGCAAAGGACTGGGCAAATAGAGAGGCCTATGATGCTGCTGAAAAGGAGTACAAAGACTCAAAGAACGCACCATTTACCGAAGACGCTAAAATTCAAATGACCACCGGAAAGCCAGAGCAGTTAAATCTTGAGTTTCCGGCTAAATTAGCAGAATCTCAGAAATGGACTAAAAATAGAATGTCCAGATCTACTGTAAATGCAATCGGGTCTATAGCCAATAAAATTAAAAATAGATTTGGTATAGATTTCCAAATAGTTTCAATGGAAGAAGGAATTAGATTATATAATCTTAATACTTCTACAAATAAGCAAATTAAGAGAGGTGATTTATTACTTGGATTCTACGACCCTCAGAAGAACACTGCATATCTAATAGGTAGTCGATTAAACAGAAATACTACAGTTCATGAAATGTTTGGTCACCCATTCTTGGAGATTATAAAAGCTACTCCTGAATTGAAGTACATTTACAATCAATTAGCATTAGAGACAGTCCGTCACTACAAAGAGCTGGCTGAAATAAACTCTATTTACAAACAATTTGCAGATGCTGAAAGATTAGACGAGTCCATTATACATGCATTAGAAGGGAAGATTAGTGAAAAGACTACTCCTCCTGGACTAAGAAGTGCAATTCATGATTTCTGGAAAGCTATTACAGACTTCTTTAAGAAGTTGTTTAGTAAAAGAGATTTTGTTGAAGAGATTAGACCTGATGCTACATTAGAAAGACTTGCAGATTGGTTATTGTATGGTGAAGATCAACTTAGTTTAGTTGGTGGAAAACAAAGAACTATGATGGAATCTGAAATCAATCAGGTTCTGGACAAATTAGATCCTAAGAGATTGGGCGAGTTTACTCAAAGAAAGATAACTTTGAATGAAGCTGTCAAATTTAACAATGACGTTACTGGCGAGTTGGCCAGAGAGGCTATGGTTAATGATGGAGTATACGATATGGAGTATATACGTGCAAATGTATTGTCTAAATTGACCAATGTTAATTTTGGAACTAAATCCATAGAATATGCTAGCGGCAATCAAATGGCTACATTCGAGTACAATGATATGGGTAATTCTATACTTATAACTGACATTTCTATAAAAGATAAGTCTAGTAGAGTAGATATACCATTCATAGTTCTGTCTATTGTTAACTCACTAGATAGAACAAATCACAATGAAGTGCTACTTAGAATTGACAAAGATACTAAAGCATATGAAGCATTGACCCAAGTAATAAAAGAAGACGCCATATCCTGGAAATCCGTGGATGGAGATAATTATTTAGTATTCAGTCAAGATAATAATAGGATAGCCAACATGGCCGCTCTTGGAAGAAAGTCTAGACTTAGAAAAGCTGCTGCTTCTATAGTAATACCTGGTGCTACTAGCAAAGAGACTTCAATGCCTACTAGTGATGAGACCATGTTAAGCAATGCTGAAACGTTGATGCACGATATTAAGGTTGGTTTGAATGTTCGATTAAAAACTCTTGAGAGAAATAAGAATATAGATGCCAATACGAAGGATGAGATTAGCAGGCTAGTTAAATCATTGGAGAATAATAACGTAGCCACCAATGCAGTTAACTTTATTAAGTTCGCTAGCATAGATGTTTCTAAATCTGCAGAAAGATTAGAGAATATGTTTAATGCCATGAAAAATGGAGAGGACATATCTAACTCTGATGTTAACTATATTGAGAAATACTTCTTGCCATTGTACGAAAAGACAATGACTTCTATCCATGAGATATATCAAGCCAAGGACTATGGTATATTTAAAGGATTATCTGCTCATGTTATAAACGACCTCATACACAGAGTTTCTGAGGTAAATAAGACTGTTGATGATATGAATAGAATTGTTAATATCATAATTGACAAGAATTCTACTAAATTATTCTCAGATATCGCAGATGATGCAGAATCTCCTACGATGAAAGACGTACTTATGAGAAGTAGAGAGGTCTCTTCAGACTTACCTGCGCTTGGAGTATTCTTTGGTAGTATGGATGACAAGAAATCTGAGCATTTAAGAGCCTTAGATAAGCTAGTTGTTGATGTTCAGACTCAAGTTACTAAAATAGTAGCTACTGATGGAACGCTATCGGATCTTGCAAATTCATTTACGCATCTGAAAGGAATAAACCCAACTACTACTTATAAGGAATTCATGGAGCACGTTGATGGTAAGGCCACTGGATATGCTACTTCTGATTTACTTAGAGGTCAGTTCAATAAGGACCTTGCTAATTTTAGAAAAGAACTTGCTAAGAAATATGGATTAGTTGGTGAATATACTACTCCTACTGATTTAGCTGAGTATAAGAAATATATAGAGGAATTAGATGACTGGAAATCAGAACATGCAGAAAGAATGTTTATGCCAGAATATTATGAGGCAAAGAAGGTTCTATCATCTGAAGCTGCTGAAGCCCTGCATGAGGCAAAAGAAAATCTAGCTTCATTTGGATTAGCATTTAAAAATGAGGAAGGATTCTTGGATACAAGACTTATGACTCCTGCTGAATTAAATGCATATCATGAACTTAGAAGACTAAAGAATAATCTTACTTCTATCGTATATCTGAATGGTGAAGAGAAGATGCCTGGTGGATTAGATAGACAGATTGCTAATGAAATATCTGAATTCTATAAGAAAATCAATAAAGGTATTGACTATCAGACTAGAAATGAGTTATTTGATAAGACATATAAAGAAGTATTAAAAAACATGTCTGCTGAGGATGCTGATCTTTGGTGGAAACAAAATACTAAAATATCATTTGAACAGAAATTCTGGGATCAATTGACCTCAATGGAAAAGAATCCTCAGATACCTGTATATGACGACTTGTATGAGAAGAGAAAGGCAATTCTAAACTTATATAGAAATCAGGATACTGGTGAGGTTCCAGCTCAATTATTAGAATCTATTAGAAATACAAAAGGAGAAACTCTTGCAGAGACTGTTAAGAAGCTTGATTTGGCTATGACTAATGCGAGACTTCAATATCCTCCAAAGCCTGGATTAGGGTTCAAGGATATAGCTAAGATTGAGCCATCTGACGAATATAAGAAGCTATTGAGATCGGTGGCTAATGAGGCATTAACAAATCCTCAGGCCATGATAGACTTCGATAGAAGAACTACATATGTAGATTCTAATGGATATAGACAATTATACTCTCATTGGACTAAGCTTATGCCTAAGGATGCTAGTATGATATTTAGTGAACCTAATTCTTTGTGGTCTGAAATGGATCCTCAGTCTGAATATATCAATAAGAACTTTGATATAGATGAGTCGGAAGAAGGAATGGTTCCAAGAAGAGACAAGTATGACAATTCTCATGCATATAATAGAATGCGTAACAACCCTTCTAAAAGAGATTTCCATGATAAATTGATATCCGCATACGAAAAGGCTAATTCTAACTATGACTATATACAAAGACCGTCTAAATACAGACTGGCGCAGATTCCTGGAAAGTTCTTCGAAAGAGTAACTAAAGGAGATAGATTCTTGTCTGGACTTATAGAAGCATTGAAGGATCAGGTTAGATGGAGACCATATGACTATATAGATGGAGATTACGACACTAAAGGAAACTATGGAGTTGACGGAAGTAAGGTAAGGTTTGTTCCTACTAAATATAGACAGATGCTTGATGATAGGGATTCAATATCTAGAGATTTACTTGGAGCTTTCGAAGAATATTATAAAGCTGCGGTTAACTTTAGTGAAATGTCTAAGCATGCAGACGACATAGAGACTATGTTGAGTGCTATTAAGAGACTGTCAGTAAAGGATAGTAAAAATAAAGAGATAAAAGGACCTGGTCAAAGCAATATATATAATAGAGCTCAGAACTTTGTCTCGAATACTGTTTATGGAGATCAAATGGCTAACCAATATGGAATGAAAGTTCTTAAAGGTACTAGGTCTATATCAATGGCTAAACCAGTAAGAGGGTTTGTGAACTATGTAAGGAAGCTTGTATTGTCAATGAACGTCCCTTCTATTGTTGGTAACTTTACCGCTTCAGCTGTGAATTTAAAAACAGAGGCTGTATGTGGAATATGGTTGAATAATGGTGGATTAAACAAAGGAATGAGGGAACTAGCATTAGCACTTCCTAGTTTGGTCACTTCCGATTTGCATTCTTATTCTAACAATAAGCTAATAACGTTCATGAGAGCTCTTGAGGTAACTAAATCTCAGCACAGGGATATGCAGAATTTGCATGGACTATCGTTTACAAAGAACTTATTATCCAACTTCCATTACGGACCATATACTGCTGGTGACTTGGCTGTAAAAGGACCTATGATGGTAGGAGTATTAAGTAACTTTAAAATGTTTGAAGATAAATTCTATTCTAGAGAGCAATTCATAAAAGAAAGGTTCCCAGGAAAGAGATCTGAAGGAGAATTAGTATTTGATGCTATGGACAATAATATGTACGATGCATTTGAAGTAAAGGATGGCAATTTGAAGATTAAACAAGCCTATGCGGGAGCCATGGACGAAAGAACATGGAATTATGCAGCAAATGTAATTCATAGTTTAGGAAGTAAGTTAGACGGAACATTAACTCATGCAGATAAGAGTGCTTTGCACGCAGATGCATTTGGATCGGCATTTACCTTAAATAAAGGCTGGATGCAGGTTGCAATTAGACAGAGACTATCTTCTAAAAAATGGAATTATAGACTAAAGCAAATGACTGCTGGTAATCTTAGAAATCCAAAAACTTCAACTAAGATCTTAATGAGCTTTTTAGCCGAAAAATTAGGAGAGCTTGGAAAATTTAAATTGCTTCATTTAACTAAAATGAATGGAATGCAAGACAGTTTTGAGCCAAATGAATTGTATAACTTTAGAAAAACCTTGACTGACGTATTAATGTTGATTGCAGTATCTGCGGCCACACTATTTGCTGGAACAATGACTGGCGGTTCGGATGACGACAAAAAAAGGTCTTGGGCTATGTTCCTGTATGTAATGATTATGAGAACGAACATGGAGCTTGGATCTACATTATCTGCGGTTGACGCAATAGGCCTGATTCAGAATACCACTACCGTTCAAGGTCCAATCACGGAACTAAAGGAAATATCAGATGGTATATTTGACGGAACATTGTTTACTCAGGACGTGCAATCTGGTAGATATATGTATATTCCTAAATGGAAGAAATCACTTATTAAACTTACTCCAGGATATAGAAACTATTTCCAGAATTTTGTTAAGCCAGATTTAAAAGCAAATGCTTATTTTATGAGTAAAAATATGTCGGGTATCTACGATTTAACTCAAGGCGTATGGAATCTTATAGATCCTGTCAAGAGCAATAAAAATGAGATAAAAGACTTAGAATATCAGAAATTCGAGAACAAAAAAATGATAGACAAGAGTGAAAATACTTATAAACCACTTGGATATAAAGAAACTGAGCAAGATAAGAGAGATACTAGAATCAACAAAAGGAAAAAAGCAATGAAGTCTCGCGGAATCAATATGAAGATAAAACATTTGAAGAAAGAGGAATAATCGTGGTTTATGCTGCAAGGAGTTGAAAGCGAAAGCAAAAAAACAACAAAGTATAAAAGCCGGTGCATATTAATTTATGTATCGGCTTTTTCTTTTAATCCCAATCGCTTCTCAGTGAAAAGTTAGTAACGTATTGCTTTCCTTCTTCTTCGTCCTCTAGGTAATCCTCTTCTGGTAGTATCTCTTTCGAAATATCCATTTTTGGATTTACATATAGTGTGTCGAATAGGATAGAATTTACAGGCATATCCCAAAACTTCAGTATTTTTACTTTTATTTCTGGCGCCAAATTGAACGCTTTATTTTTAAGTATTAATTCTAAACTTGAGCTATATTCCTCTGCTATTCTTAAAGCATATGATTTTACATATATTCCTGATAGTTGGTATGACGAAATCTTTTCGAGCTCTGACTTGTCTTTAATAGTTGCGACTTCTCTTTCCCTAAATAGCAGTGTATCAAATACTATGTGTATATGATTGTCTAAATAAGGCTTGTTAATGTCGTAATGAAATGCATTTACTAAAGCTTTTGAATATCCTTCTAAATAGTCCTCTGCTCTTTTGTCCTCTATTGATACCAATGGCAGCAATAGAAACAAGGATAGATTGTATTCTTCTTTAATATTCATTTAGTAATGATTCTACACCATCACCTTCGTAGTATTCTCTCGTGTAATCCCACATATTTTGACTGTTATGCCAATCAATTTCTGCTAAGATTTGTAATATTTGTTCTGATTTGTTAGTAATAACTGAGTCTGGTACGCTAAACACTCTACATGCACAGTTTCCATTATTTTGAATGGCTACTATGTTTGTTTCATGTTTGTAGTCGAATATATCAATATGTAATTCGTTAGTAAAGTACCAGTAAATTGCAGCCCAATAGAATGCCATTTGTCTTCCATAGTCGTATTCATTAAATGATTTTGCAAATGCGTTAACATCTGCAGTGGTCTTAATGTCTACTAATTTGACTATTTTGTTTTCATGGTCTATTATCAGTCTGTCAATTAAGGATTTACATTGTATGGTGTTTCCACTTTTCAATGTTATATCCCAATTTATGTGAAATTCATTATGAGCTTCAAACTTCGGTGAATTCCCGTTATTAAATAAGAGTTCGCTTGCCTTCTTATGAAGTTGAACGTTCTCTTTTGTTTTCTTTAATGAATTCAGTGCCGACCATGTGATTGTAGTTCCAGAGTTGCCCCCGGCTCGTAACCACTTAATATACGACTTCAATTTTAAGGCCATTTCTAGCCCTTTCTTGCCTATCTCTTCTTCAGGTCTACCATTTGTACTATAACTATCTTTAAATGCCTCAGAAGCCTTTAAAATGGCTGTGGGGGCTATGCTAGCTATGTATTCCTGGCAGAATTTTTTCTGTTGAGGGGAAGTAGGTGTTTCGAAGTTTAATATCTTATATGTCTTCTTAAATTCATCTGGTTGAAGCAAGTACATATGGGTCATTGTCCCATTCTCCATTGCTTTCGTTGCTGTGAAGACTTCTTTACCATCTATCATATCCTTGAAGTATCTTGGACTTGCTAAAAACCACCCTAATGAGCTATTGCTCACTCTGGAATTGTCTTCGTAATATGGTATAGTTATATTCATCTTCTTATTTAATTATTTCTACTTTATTTCCAAGCTTCGAAGTTAAATCTTCTATGATTTTTGTCAAACGTTTAATTTCATTCAATCTGCTGTCTGCAATTAATTCTAACGCGATTCGTTTTTCTCCTAATACTGCAGAGGATTCTTTTAGTAATACTTCTTTGATCTTTAAATCTGCATCAAATACTTGTTTTTTCATATCAAGTTCTTTTTGTAAATTCGAATTTTCAAGTCGAAGTTTTTCTCTTTCTCGTTTCAAATTATCTTCGTAGTATATATTGTCTTTGTCTGACCAAAAATTAGTTTTTCTTTTTTCGAATTCTAATTCTTCTGCCTCTCTATTTAATTTGTACTTCAGCTCATCTAATTGTTTCTGCAACTTTTTAGATAGGAAATTATATAAAAAATTCTTTTTCATGTTCTTTGTTTTTAAATGTAAATTATAAAGAGTAAAACCTGTACATTCACATGCATTTTGTAGTACTCTTTATAAAAATGGCTAACCCTTTTTCAACTTAGTATGCCGTACTAAATATTGTAGACTTTCGTCTTAGTTACCTATCCGGGACACACTCCCGGTTCACTAATCGCTATGAGGTATTTTATGGACGCTGTAAACAGTTGGTCACTTAGCTCTGTATCATTGCAAGCAAGCATTTATTGAATATCACACATATTGAAATATGTGATTATTTATCTAATATCTGCATCGCTGCTCAACTATACAATTAGTAGCATTGTCAATGTTGTGCTTAATAGGCTAGATAATAAAGTTTTAATTTCAAATACTGGATTTGAGTATTAATGTTCTTCATTATCTAATTCGTCTAGATTCATATGAGTAATATTATTACCCAATGGTCCAGCTGAATGGTGTTGATTTATTGTTTTCATTGTTATCTCCGTTCTGGAAGATTTGAAATATGTCGGACTTCTTTATTCCGTTCATAGTACTATCATCCGTAAATAAAGCAAACTTAATATCTATGTTCTTTTCAGCACATAACTTGTATATCATTGCGGCATTTCGGTCTATTGAACCGTCACCATCAGAAATAACAAGTAGATATTGTTTTGCTTTAGTCTTTTTTAATAATTGTAATTTTTGAATTGTGCTTGTTTCCATATCCGTTCCATTTCCTCTAGGGAAAGAATCAAGGACTTTCTCTTTCAAGTCTTTCTTTGATTTAATAGTCTGAGGTCCATAAGATCCTCCTGGATATAAATTTGTATCCCAGAATGTGTTTTCGAACGTAATGTTCATTTTTTCACAATCTTCGTAAATTCTTTCAAGTAATAGATTTCTCCATTTATTGAAACTTGACATACTTGGTGAGAAGTCGATTATAGTATTCATAAAGCGATCCGCGGGGACGCTCTGTTTGCAATAAAGTTCTCTGTTAACTATTTTTTTCATTAATAGTCCTCGAGGTTTCACAAATTCAATTGCCGATACCTTTTGCAAGTCCGACATCTTTGAAATTGGTTGAAATTTCTTCTTTGTTGCGTCTGAAGTTTTAATCGACTCAAACCATTCTTCTAACTGCTTGTATGCTGATAATGCTTGCAATGGATTCTCTGGGCCTTCTGGTGGTTTATGGCCACTTCCGCCTTTCGGTTCTTTCTCTTCCATCTGTTTCTTCATTTCTTTTTCAGTTGGAGCTTCTATAGTAACATCTTTGTACTGATTGTACATTGAAGTTATAGTTTTGTCCAGTATACTTCCCTCTTCGTATTTGGCACCTTGGGCGATTACGTCCATAGCTCTAGATACATCCTTAAGGGTTTCACTTGGTTCTCCATCTGGTCCTTTATGAAAAGACGTTTGAGTTTCATATCCTCCGACATTATTATAAATACTCGGAAGAACAACTTTATCAAAATTTTGAAGCATAAAATTCGTAGAGGCCTTCTGCGGATTCTTAACTCCTGTTTCTTTTTCTTCGCGAGTCATTCGGTCTAGTTCCGATTTCATTGCTTTTTTAGTTGAAACTATTTTGAAACATTGTTCTTCTGTGAGATTATATTTTACGTCTGCTAAGCATTGATCATTGTTATGACCTGCTATCATTATGCTGCTTTCTTTAGAAGTAATTGTACAAATTCTTCAATTTCCGAATCTACATTATTTGGAATTTTTGCTCCATTCACAAAAGCATTTCGCATGATTCCTAAACTGTGATTAATGTCCATGAACGAGTCATAATCTCTTATTTCCTCGGCTTTCACGGCACTCTTCGTAGTTACAATGGATTCAAATAATACTTTGTTGTGGTCGATATTCGACTTATTTTTCAAATAATTAATTACGGGTAACATAAAGTTGTTGGTAATCTTCTCATCGTAATTACGAGTCTTGATTATCTGCAAATCTTTAATGTATTTTGACATTTCCAATACTTTACGCGGAGTATAGTCTGCCATATCATTGATTGTCTCAACGATTGCTGCAAGTTTTGCTCCATCAAAATTTGGATAGCGATTCAACACAAGGCTGGCGGTATTCAATTTTGTCATTTTGTACTGTACTTTTAATGAAACTGGAAAACGTTGAGTCAAAGCTTCTGTAGAGTCATCTTGGATAACTTCTTCATAAGTTTTGTTTGTCAGACCAATGATAATTTTGGTTTTCATTGGAAAGCGTTGGTTTCCGTTTCGGATTTCTTTCGAAGTCAATGTGTCTTTCAATGCAGCCAAAACACGTGGATTGGCGTCAAATATTTCCTCGAAAATTACGATTTCTTTATTTGCAAAAGAGTTTTCGCAATTGTATTCGATTACGCCGGTTTCAGTCATTTGTTTAATGTTGATACCGCCGAACAGATCTTCTTCTGTTGTTGCTTCGGAAAGAGATTTAATAAATACTCGTTCCTTTAATTCCGGACAACTAAAAAGCATATCCATAAATTCAGATTTACCAAATCCACCTTTGCCATACAATATGAGATTCATATCATTAGCAAGAGAGTTCTTGATTACTTCTGAAACGCCGGAAGTGTTAATAAACTTCTGACTTAATGTTTCATATACTTTGTTAGTTGTTTTGTACTCGTGTAATCGAATATCACCGAATTGTTCGATAATCTGTTTTTTCAATTTTCGGAACTTACGTCCGTCCAATTTTTCTTCTCCCCAAGAACCATCAGTCAGCGATTTACCGCTATCTTCAATAATGAATTCCATAGAGTTTTTGTCGATTAAAACAAGTTTGTTGGTTTTGATACCGAAGAAGTTATTAATTTCTTCCGGGGTAATCAAATATGTATTTTTGTTATCAGTTTTGATAATCATTTGATATAATTTGTAAATTTGTTAATAATAATACTTATTTTCTCTGCCCCTATCTAGTCGGGCATACAGGTCTCGCTCCTGTAACACTATTTCTAATGCTTAACTTCCGAGCTAATGCCCTTCTGTTTAATTAATCATTTCTTCAAGGACAGTTAATGCTTTCACATATCCTATTTTCTTGACTAAATCACTAATGTCCTTTGTTTTGTGTTTCTTATTTATAAAGATCGCATGGAAATTATATTCAGAGCATAACTGCCTTGCAAATTTCATTCCTGTTTTATCTCTATCATAAAAAACTAATATTCTTGTGAATCTTGATTTTAAATTGTCTATAACCGCTTTTGGTATGATAGTGCTTTCGCTCGAAGGAGCAACTGCATTATATCCCAATTCTTTTAGCACCATAATGTCTTTTAAAGACTTAGTAATAATTAATAAGTCTCCAGATTCGGGCAATTGCTCAAATCCAAATATGTCTAGTGCGCTAAGATTTCCTCTCCACTTGTTTAGCTTCGTTTCATACGGTTTGTAAATTTTAAACTTGTTAAATACTTTATAGCAATACATTGGGTTATCGTTTTCATATTTGGATTTTACCAAATTGTCAACTAGGTATTTTTGTATAGGGTCTACCTTGTATAATTTCAATGTATCTGCTGTTATACAGAACTGTTCCCAGAACTCCTTATCTACTTGCGTAAATGGCTTTCTGACTACAGCTATGTGTTTTTCCTTTGCTTGATAAGTTCTCTTCTTATCTGTCATATTATCCGATAAGGACTCTATTGACATATCGTCAAAGACTATCTTTAAGGTCTCACTGTATGTTGATAAGTTTTTGTATTTTTTTACAAAATTAAAAACGTCTCCACAATCACCACTGGCCATATCTTTGTAAAGTAAGGCCCCGGTCTTGTTGCTAACAAATATTCCAAAAGACGGATTTTTATCGTCTCTTAGAGGACTGTTATATATATGACCAATCTTGAAATTACCGATATATTTAGCGAAAATGGCATATTCTGTCGTCTTCGATAAGATATCGGTTTTTTCGATTCTGTTTGTTTTTGGATTAAGTATGACGTTTGTGTTCATACTATTCAATTATTAGAACGGCAAATCGTTATTGGCGACTGTCGGTGTTGCTGTAAATACTTCTGCTGAAGATTTTTCTGCATTTTCTTTATCACCTAATACAGGTCTTTCGAATAAATCAATTGCCAACTTCGCGATTTTACTCTTTTCTGTTGGTATTTCCATTGATTCAATAAACGTATATACAGAGTATTTAGGTAATGAGGTATAACCATTCTGTCCATAGACAATTTTTAATCTAACTAATTTGGTTTTGTCAACCGCATTCATTAAATCAGTTACCCATTTAAAGAAGGCTTCAAATGAATCGTATGAGAAATTACTCAACTGATCCTTTGTATACCATACACTCATTATCTGCAATATTCTTGCGGCTTGTTTATTTGCTTTTTCAGCAAACTCAGCATCGGTCTGGTCGTTGAATTTTGTAGGGATATATTCGGTCTGTGTTAAAGCAGCGCCATCCTTTACAAATTTGAACTCAATGAATAGATTACCGTTTGTTGATTTTTCATTTCTTACTCCAGCGAATTCTACATTCTCATGTATACCAGCGCCCAGAAATGAAACGTCTTTCGATTTTAAATCAAAAGCGTTATTTGTATTAAATATCATAATTTATATCTTTTTAATCGTTACTTGGCAAAAACACTTTATCCCAATAGGTAGTTATCTCATTTTCCGTGTTGGAATCTGCGATTACTATTTTCTGTCCTCTTAAGTGTGGCGCTCTTGCTTCTCTAACTGAATTTACTCCTCCTTCAAACGAAATTAAAGTCTCGTTTGTTTTTCTGTATACATATCCGACTGCGTCTGCTTCTCCGCAAACTATGTCTCCAAGTTTTCCCACTAAATCTATTTGCATTTCTGACAATTCTTGTCCGTCTTTCGTTATTAGCGTATCTTTCGTATGCCCAATCAAAATAAAATGATCGGTCAAATTTCTGAATTCGTCTATTATCGTCTTAACGGCTTCTCTTAAGTAAAGATAACCTGCACCTTTTTCTAATGTTCTCACATCAGTTCCAGTCCAGTTCTTCGCTATAGGATTTTGTTTGTATAAACTAGCGGCATATGGCAAGCACATGTCTTCTAATCTGGTAGCATTGTCTATTGCTATATATTTATATGGTTTAGTTCCTGTTTCCACAATTTTTGCTTTGATTGCCTTCACAATTTCGCCCAAATCTGCGACGCTTCTAGCCTGAACGGCCATTGCTTCTAGAAATTCCGATCCTCCCTCTAAATCTACGATTAAGCAGTTATCTAGGGTTGACAATAATGTTGTTTTTCCAGTTTTTGGCTTTCCAAACAAAATTAAGAATCGCGGGTTTAATACTTTAGGTATACTTTTTATTGTAGGTAATTGTATGCTCATGTGTTATTTGTTTAAATAACACGAAGATATATTTTTTCTGATAAAATTTGAAATTATTTGATATTGTCTGAAACCTTCATGTCATAATATTACTATTAGAACGCTGATTTAATCGTAACTACGATAGTTTTAATTGTTTCCAATTGATAACTAGTGTATCTACTGAACGTTTCAGGTTTTGCATAGCGTGGAATAATCGTGTATCCAACTTTAATGAAATTATCGTAAATTTCAACTAAATTACCGGCTACATACACATAGTTTGCTGGCATGTTGCTTTTGAAACAACTGCAGCCACTTGAGTATGTTCTGATATATGGATTGTATGATTGTTTTGGCTTGCGAGCTTCAGCGAATGCTTCCAGCTTGTCCATTACTGTGTTCCACTCATTTTTGAGATCGTGCACAGGAACGTTACCTTGCAGGAAGTTATTGTTTTTAACCCAATTGACGTCGAATGATTTTGAGGTGCCAAACGTAATAGTGTGGCCCGGTTTTGCATAGTTGATTCCTTTAATCTCTACACCACCTGTGGTATAAAACGGAGCATCCAATCCAGCAACTGTTAATTGTGGATATTTTTCGATCAATTTATTGACCAATGCTTGTTTGTAAATAAGATAAGGATCTACGTTTGCTTTCGGAATTGTTACCGCAAAAGATTTATTATATGTCATGGTTTTTATTTTTTAAATTCGAGTTGTTGTTGTGATTGTTGGGCTTTTTCCGAATCCTCATCCGGTTCTTTCAAATTGTTAAATTTAAGGTCATTGATAAATTTCAATATTCTTAAATCTCCCTCTCTGTTTTTGAGAAAATGTAGATATACGCAATCCTTGACGGGGAGATTGTAAATGCCATACGACATCAAACCGAGTAGTTCAGGCCTGTGTATTACAATTACGTAGTCGCTACCTTGGAAAACTGCATCACTAGACGATAAATCGCTTCGTTGAGGATAATGCATTCCCGAGTTGTTCAGCCTTTCGGGCCGTTCTATTTCTCTATTCATTTGAGAAATTTGTATTATAGAAGTCTTGCCAACTTTCTTTACTTCTATTAATGATTTTTCTAAATCCACTATTATCGCTCTTTCCGATTCTCCAGAAGACCCACGTATTAATAGTGTATGGTCTATTGTTACTACTAGCCATTTGTTTTTAGCTATAGTTGATTGGAAAAATTTGATTGTGTTTTCTATTTCCTGCACACTACCCGCAGAGTCCACATAATATATTGGATACTGGGTTATTTGCTGTGCTACCTTTTCAACGCCTGTGAAGTCTTCTTCGGTTATTAGGCCTTTGTCTGAGGCGGAATATAATTCTGACGTTGTTTTCTTTAATTTATATGATATCTTTCTACCAACTTGGCGAGAGCTTAACATTTCAAAGGAAAATGATAGCATTACTACATCTTCTAGTGGATTTAAATCTATTAAATCAGTTTCAAGGGTATTTACAAAGGAAGATTTACCGGAGCCTGATATGCCCGCTACTGCGTAGATTGCATTTGGCTCGATTCCTCCCATTGCTAGTCGATTAAATTTAGACCATCTCGTTCTTAGTGATCTGACCTTATTCTCTCTTCTATCCTTTATGTACTTTACAATTTCATTGGTTGCAGAAGAGATATGTCTATAGTTCAGAACTTTAGTCGATTTCTGTTCCATATATTTTCTCTGCTGTATGTTGGACTTTTTTGTCCTTTAGAAACTCGTCATATAATAGCCACTCTTCTGCAAGTAGCCATTTAGACATTCGTTTCATATATCCCATCGACCCACTTGATTTTCGAGTTGTTAATTCGAATTTCAAACAGTCTAAAATGTGTTCGTGTTTTGTTTTACTTTTCCCCACGATCTTTTCGTAGGCTTTTCTGCATCTACTTACATCTCCTCTCAGATAGTCTTTCATTCCATCTGGTCTGCTTGTCGATATTGGATATGATTCGTAGAACTCGTCAAAGAAGTTCCTGGTTTTGAACTTATTCTCGAATTCCTCGGTTATCTTTAGACTCGATATGTCCATTTCGTTGTATACCGATTCTTTTGTTAGTATATTTTTGTCTATTAGATTTAAAATGTCTGAATCAACTATATTTATTGTGTTTTGGTATGCACTAAAATTGATTTTTTCTACTATAAATTTAATAAGCATAAACTGATTTGTCGTTATTTTGAGGCGTTTGGCCTCGTCCAAATCTAGTTCTATCAGCATTTTCTTTTTACTTTAAAGTTTAAATTGATTGCTCTGATAAAATCTGATATGATTTGTATTATGCTGCCATTAGAAGCTCTTCTTCTGGCGGTGATTTGCTTAATAAAACATTATCAAATGCTTTCTGCATATCTGGTGAGATCCTACCTCCATAGTTATACATAAATGTGATAATGTTGTTTATATGCTCTGGTGTTAACGTAGCAACTAGTCTCGTTTTAGGAGTTTCTAATAATACTTCGTTTTCGTCATACATTGACGTCCAGTATAAACATTCTTCCGGTGGTAGGCCTTGATCAATTAAGATAGTAGCTTCTTCGGTAACCCATTTTTCAAGCGAGTCTTCGATTAGTCCTAAGTTAATTAATAATTGGCCAATTCGCTGATCTGGATTTTCCTTCCAGGACTTGCGAATAAACTCCGTATCAATTTCTAATACTGGAATTTTCCATTTTTTCTGTAATTCAGACCAATTTACTTTTGCAAGAAAATCGTCTATTCTTTCTTTTGGTCTCATAATTGTTAATTTTAATGAGGACTAGCGGTAGTCTTGGTAATTTTTGTCGGACCCATAGGCTGACCGTCTTTACCGCTAGTTTTTTGTTAAAGCGAGGGGATTGAACCACTCCTACTAATCTTTCTGTCACTGATTAATATTCTCCATTACTTCCTTTTTGTTTAATTTCCAAATTCAACTGAATTGTTGAAGTTTTCAAGTTGTTTTTCAATTGCCAGAATCATTACATCGATTTCCTGTACTTCGTTTGTCACAAATACTGGAGATAAAATAACATTTTTACCTTTGGTTGGCATCATGTTAAGTTTGATTTTTTGTTCTTTTAATTGTTGCAGTGCGTAGATTGAAGGATAAATGCATGTTGCAGGTACTTGACTCATTTCGGTGAATCCCATATTTGCGGCCTGTATTTCTACTTTTACGTCTACTAACTTTTTTGAATCACTAATGATTGCTTTGTACAATCCTTGGATATCGTAATTACGCGGCCCTGAGTCTGCTACGTTTTCAATGCGAATGCGATCCCAATTCTTTTTGATATTGGCAATTAATAATTCGCGTTCTGTAATAAGTGTTTTTGCTGTTTTCATTGTTATAAAATTGATTTTTAATTGTTTGACTTTATGATAACTATTCAGCCTGGTACTTCTACCCCGTCAGTTCAATATCGGAATCACTTCCCTTATTGTATCAAAAGAGGGCTTGCGTTTGACTTCAAGCCCTCTCTGTATGTGTATTTAAATTTAAGAAACAAATCGGCATCCTTATGTAATTCGGAGTTACCCTACATAAAGAATATTCGTTTTCCGGAGTTACCCAACTTATATTTGTTTAATGTGTTCTTATCATCCTTCGACCACTCCAACAACTGTGTTGCGGTTATTCAAGAATGAAGCAAGTAAATCGGTGTTTAAATTTCCACCTCCCATAAATATTTGCATATTTTTTGGCATTGCTCTCTGCTCGATTACACGAATGTTCTCAACAACTTCTCTGTTACGAGATTTTGTATTTTGAAAGTTCGGTTGTGATTCTGTAAGGTGAGCCATATACAAGCTAGTTACAACTTGTTTGCGGTCATTAGTAGATACCAATGCGCCTATGGCTTCGCCACAAAGCCACTGAACGTAAGGTATTTCTCCTTTAGTTTTATGTGCGAGTAGTTTTGCAATAATAATATGCGAACATGATAGGAAGTCTATTTGATTCCCCGAACGTACAAACCAATCAATGAATGGTCCATACTTATTGAATACAACTGTTCCGTCGTTTTTGATTTTGAATGCAGAACTATTTTCTAAGTAGATCTGAATCAATTCAGCAAAACGGTTTTTGTCGAATTCGTCAAAGATTAATTCTTCCGTATTCATGGCGGCCTCCTTTCTGACTGAGATTACTCTCCGTCAAAAGCTTCCACCGACCGGTCGTTTGCTGCGACGATATCCAAAATGGCATCTTTCTGCGCGGTCAAATCAGCGATAATCGCGTCAATGCGGGCAACTTCACTCAAGTTTAGTGCTTTTGTGATTTCGGTTGGAGTTGCAGCATTTCCGAAGAAAGTACGCTTCTTTTCCAAGTCGTAGCCAGTTGGTAACTCTTCAGCCTTCATAACCAGTTTTTCTGCCAAGCCGACTGATAATTCTGCCTGACCACCGTTAATCACCACAACATCAATATTGCCGGACATTTGTTTATGCGCTACAGTATTAACTTTAATGTGTTTGATCGTGAAGCTATTAACCGGGATTTTAATCCGGACTGCTTCGTCTTTTTTTGAGTCTTCCCGGTCTACAGGAACGACTTCGATTACGTGAAGGTGACCGCCAAGGGTGCTTCCGTAAAGTTTTAATGCTTCTTTAATTTTCATTTTTTCCTCCTTATTTTTGATAATAAATTTAATTTTTTGATAAACACTGGAATTTTTCCTACTTGGTTGGAATGTCCTGCCTAAGCATACTTAACTCGATCCAACTATACATTTTAAAGAATTCTTCGGATAAGATTTGAAATAATTAATCCTACGTTTTCACACGCTACTCCGGTTTCCAATCTTGTACTAGGGAGTTGTTAGGATTTTCTGAAAGAAAAACGACTAATTTACGATTAATCTATGGGTTTTGCGCCCACTGCAGTTATTAGTTCGAAATGGTGCCCGTGAAGGCTATTTAGAGGCGTTTTAAGACACTTTTAGGTACTCTCTGGCAGATTGTTCCCGCAGTTACGCAAGGTCTCTTAAATCGACTTAAAATATGGTTTGTGGTCATGTTGGGATTTGATCCCCTTCATGATATCCGGGTTTGAAATATTCAGCTTCTTGAACTATTTCTAAAATTTAATTGGAGTTATCCGCCCAATGAATGGTATATGCTGCATATTGGCATGTGCATCAAATTAAATTTTATGTAACTAATCTGTGTTTGGTAGACTATATATTTTCTTGTAGTGAAGAAAATAGTAAAGAACATATGATTTTTTTGTTGCGATCCTCGTATTAGTTCCTATTAATTCATGTCAACGTAATGAGGTTGATTGTCTAAAAATGGTGTTCTAAAGATCCGTATTGTGACAGTCCTCGAAAACTGTGCAACTCTGTTATAGTCTGAAATTGTTTGAAAGCGCATTTTCTCCTATCTAGTGACTACATATTATGTTCTCATAAGCAGGGGACCAACTTTTTCAAATTGGTAGAAAGCTCCAATTCTACCCAGTCGGCTTTGTGTACCCGGTTGGAATGGGCCTGTTCTGAGCCTTTTATCGTGGACTAAATCTACAACCAGTAACGCTATGTACTGGGTTTCTAGCCGTCAGAGGGGGAGTTACTAATCCTGTTTAGTTGTACAGGAATTCACCACCTTAATTTATATGGTTTTTGAGTGTTTGACCAATCCACTTTAATTTACAGTTATCTTCTGTCGTATTTAGCACTTAATTTGCCGCTACAGCGTTCTGCGTGACTGGCAGGCACTGACTTTCATGACCGTTGTTTGCCATGAATATACGAATTTGATCTTAATGTGGCGATATCGATCTAATGATATGAATTGCCCCACATCCGGGTGTAACGATATAATTCGGCCAATCGTCCTAAAAGCAATTTAATTTTTGCATAGATATTTCCGTATCTCGCCGGGTTCTTGGCAGCTACTACCTTTTGTAACGATCCCTGCACTCTGCCAACCGAGTAAATCGAAGTGTTTTCTTTTGTGACCGATTTCACACATAACGGTCTGCATTGTTGCTGCTTTCACGAGTCAAATTGGCTCGGAGAGTCGCTAACTCTCAATGGATATCGCTGCTAATTAACTATCGGACTTTCACCCCATACATTACTAGCTGGTTTATATATTACATTGATAGTTAATTTTTTGTAACTTAGTGCTGCTTTTATTGCTGCGACAATAAATATTGCGGTTACTGAATTTACATACTTTGATCTTTCTCCATTTTTATCTGTTACGTATCTGTAATGTTATTCTGTAAATTCTACCCATATTCCCTTAGGGCGTGGTCGACTGTTGTCAGAGGCAATCTCTCGACGGTTCTTTTTCTAGGCTACCGCTTTCCATAGGCACGCTAATGCGTTTGTTCCCCCCTCTATCTTTCAAGGGATCCGCGTGTTTTTAGGCTTTCGCCTTAGTTATCCATTTGGGTTCCAAAGCCCAAGCCGTCAACTCTACTTCTCTATATCGAACAGAAGCTTAAACCCTACGGAGCGTTTCTTTTAGGCGCTCACCCATAATCACTATTTCGCGTTTCTCCATTTAAGGATCGAGGTGTTAGTGAACGTCTTCCCTCCAATTATTTAGTTCATCGTGTCTAATAGGCAGGTTTATCTTAGTCCGTTGTCGTTCTACTGCACACAACACCCTGTTGCACGCCTCAATCTTACGTATTCAGTCCTAACTTAGACTTTAATTGTTAATATTTTATTTAATAATCTCTGAAAATGCATGCTATCGGTTTATTTAAATTGGCACATGCCCGACACCAATTTCCTCACTTATAAAGATTTCTGCAAGATTTCTTATTTCGAGAGGAACGTTATCTGCAGATACAATATCTCCAGACGACAGGTCTAAGTAATCTGTGTCTATGTCAGCCATAGCGAGATCTACATATCCAGCCTTTAAATCCGATTCCGAGAAATAATCAATAGGCAAATGCCTTGTTTGATCATATCCGGGTAGTCCTTTCACAATACGTGAAATAATATCCCTTAACATTAGAATTTCAAATTCGATTTCCTGTGTGCTTTTCTTTAGACTCAGAGTTATGTATGGGTCTTTGACCAATGTTACATTTATTATCTCCGCTATTTGCACTTTAGCCTTTATTAGACTCTTAACTTTTGCTGATATTGCAATTGCTTTGCTTAATTTGTTATGCATAATGTCTTTTGTTAAATTGGGTTTACTTCAAATTTCGGATAGACGATTTGACGTACCGTTAAGTACACTTGACGCGTAGGTATTGGTTTCATTTCGATCCATCTAAAGAAAGTTCTGGGTACTCCTGCATTTATTTTTGCGAAATGCGTCGCTGTTGTTTTTGTATTGTCAATGTTCGTTATCACAACTTCTTGTAACATCGGACCTTGATATGCAAAATTGTTTGCATTAGGAGAAAGTTCGGTTATCTTATCATTAAGAAAATTTGCATCTTCTTTTATGACTCCAACAATTGGCTTCAGTGAAATTTCTTTCACCTCTGTTATTGCATTCCAATCTGTCTCACTCATTGTTTTAGTGGTTTGAGATATCTGCATTCCATATGCAAATCCTAAAACAAATATCATTATTGGTATAATGAATCGTTTCATAATCAAATCACTGGATAACCTTTTTCCACATACGGCTTTCTTTCAAGGATTTTAGCACGTTTTGTAGGCGAACACATGTTCAAAATCGAGGTCAGGTGTTTCATTAATTTGTCTTCCTCTATTTTCTTCCCAACGGGAATTCCAAGAATGGACTTAATAATGTCAACATTTCTGTCTATCTCGGCGTAAGCCTTAACATCTGACGGACCTTTTTCAAGGATCATGTCAATTGACATTCTTGTTGATTCATATTTTCCTGTAGCAACAGTATCCATAGCTTCTTCCAATGCGTTGTGCAGCAGAATGGCGATATCAATATCACTCCAAGTCGGTAAATGTTTTTGTACCTGATAAAAAGCCTTGATAGGGCCTTCATCGATTAAGTTCTCACGTAAACGTCCATACCATAACGGTAGGTTTTTGTGCACTCCCTTTAAGAGTTTAGACACTTTGATCCATGCCACGCCATCGGGATCTGTTGAGTTGGTTAACTTACGGAATAAGTCCACTGCAACCGGAATTTGAGCGACGAAATCCTTTTTGAGAATCTCGTTTAATTGCTCCACCATTGTTGATTCATCAGTAATTTCCGGGCTTGGATTAGCCGGCTTTTCTTCTGGTGCTTCTTCAACGACTTCTGCTACTTCAAAGTCCATTTCAGTTTGTCCTGGCATCAATGCTTTTGAGGCATCAAAGTTAGGCAATAAAACTTTAATCTCTGCCAAGGTAAACATGTTCAAATCAATGCGTATGGTTGGCATTACTGTCTCCATATCATTCATAAGAATACTGTCTAACATGATATCAATTACATCAATTCTTTTACGAATCGATAACGCTTTTGTTGCTTGTCCAGAATGAACACATTCATATAATTTATCCTTCAACACTACCCGAAGCCCTAATAGCTCAGTTGGTGTCATCGTTGGGGTACTGGGTACCCCTGCGGCCGCTGTCTTATTTGACGGCTCATTTTTCATTTTGACCTCCTTTTTTTGATAAAAATTTGATAATTGAAAATAATAAAAAACAAATTGTTAGACTTATAGTCTCTGAGGTTACTTCTTTGGATTTCACTCCAAAACTCTTACTCATACTCTGTTTGCCTAGTGTATTCCACGCACTATTTTTAACAATTTAAACTGTTTTGGCTAGCTTCTTTTTCTCGCCACAAGAACTTTAGCTAACTAGTATTTTCAATTAGATCATCTCCTCTCGGAGGTCTGCTGTCTACATTAACAGCGATTTCGGGGGATTGCCGCCGATTCTCAACGGTCGTCTTTTTGTCCTTCATCTTTTCGATTCGTTGCCGAAGCGCTTCTCTTTTCAGGGAGCTATTTGCCAGGACGAATTGTGACTGTTGGACATTCAAAGCGTTCAATAACGAGGTAACTAATTCATTGCCAACTGTTGGTTGTTCTACTGTGGTAGGGCTTACAACTGCCATATCCATGCGAACCAGTAACTTTGAATCTTCCCGGGCTTTACCGAACTTTCCCCCCAAGAAAATAGCAAAAACGAGAATACATAAGAGCTTTGCTCCCTGTATCAACAATTGATTTGTTTTCATTTTGTTTACTTTTTTTGGGTTGTTTTTAATTTGTTTGTTGCCTTCGAAATGTAAGATTTAACAGTTCCAATCCTCATGCCTAACGCATCAGCAACTTGCTGATATGAATGGCCTTTGGTATATCGTAGTGTCAAAACTTCACGAGCCCTGGGGCTTAGCTCGCTTATTCCTTTTTCAAGTAACTCAATACCTTCTTTCTTAATTAGCTCTTTTTCTGGGTTTGAATAGTCTGAGTAAATATATTCATTCTCCAAATCCAAATCTATTGAAATATCGTTCTTTTGTTTTATTCCGCCACGGATAAAGTCAATTGAATGATTGTTAGCAATAGTTTTAAGCCACATCTCAAAAGAAATGTCTTTCGTAAACTTGTCAATATTCTTAAAAGCTTTGGTAAATGTTTCTGATAATAAATCATCAGCTACATCTCTATTCTTTACAATATTATAAATAGTACCATAGATAGATCTATTGTATTTATTATATAGTGCTGTAAATGCGCGCTGTGAGCCTAATTTGGCTTCACCAATTAATTCTGCATCGGTTTTTTTCATATGCAATTTCTGGCCTTTTGTTGCCATTGTAGGGGTAAAGCGGATCAATGCTAAGTCATACCCCTTAATTTCCTCTCACTTTCACCACCGTCCGAGAGGTCTTTTCTCTATCGACTTTGAGGGTCGAGGTGGTTTTAAATCTAAATCCAAAACTTAGTTTTTTGTTCATAAGTAATTTTTGTTAGTTTTAAAAAATGGGCTTTTAATGTACCCTAACATTTTATCTCGGTATTTTCATATTTGGCCCGTAATGTACGTATCCAAATTTTCCTTCTTTTAAAAATGCGGCTTTCCTATTTGCCTCATTACAAAATACTCTTTCTGTAATTGCTAATTGGTTAGTTTTATATACTAATGTATTATATTCTATTGAGTATTTGAATATCCTTTCATTTCGTGCATTTCTTCCGATATAATCCACATCCCAATTTAATACCTCTATGTCGTTACTTCTCATTAAATATAAGAAATAGTCTCTAGTTATATTAATTGCTGTGTCGCGTCTCATCCTTATTACCTTTGCTTTGTTTATCATTGCTTGGCAATAATTATCTTTTCCAAGTAAGCTATTATATAAGTTTAATATCTGAATATCATTTACTCCCATTATTCCTAATGATTCTAACAATTTTCTTACTTTAAACTTATTAATCACCTCTACTACTTCTTTTTTCCATGGTTTGGTTGCCCAATATTTGGGTTTCCCATCATCAAGGCCTTTAAATAGCGTACTTGGTGTAAAGATAATATCGTATGTTTTCTTTTCTTCATTCCATTCGTATCTCATCTTGTAAAGTCGTATTTTTTGTTTATAAACTGAACTAAATCTACTAAGTCTTTATCTGAATCTTTGTATGGGAATGCCATTTGTTGACTTTCGTCTTCTAAAAAGTAATTTCCTAGCCAGAATGTAAAATTTTCTGACTTGTACTTTTCGTATTCTTTGTTCATTTCGCCTGTTGCGGTTACTCTAAACTCATTTAACGCTTCTATAACTTTTTCTTTTTCCATTTGATATGAATTTAAAATTTGTGATCCCTGGGAGATTCGAACTCTCGACCCACACCTTAGAAGGGTGTTGCTCTAATCCAACTGAGCTAAGGAACCGGGCATGCGTATTTGTAGAGGTCGCATCCCCTCCTCGATTATGCCGCTTTTTTAATCAGCCTTTTTTCTGATCTTCTTTTTTGGCTTAATTTCTTTCTCGCTACTTTACGTGAACAATTGTTTTCTGTACAGTAAGTGGTAATTTCCTTTGATTGTTTGTCGGCTTTTTCTTGCAATATCAAACTTTCAAGAATTTTTTGTTCCTGATATTCCTTTGCGGCCGCAGCTTTGGCTTTCTTTGCCTCTACTTTACTTTTTGCTTCATAGTACGCCTTATTGAAAGAGCTTACCACTTTGCCAATTGAGTTAATGCCCAATTTAATCATCCCCTTTTTAACGTTTTTAAGTACGCTATAATTTGAATGAGTTTTTCTTTTTACGATTACTTTTACTTTCTTCATCTTGATAATGATTAAACGGTTAGTGACTCGATTTCAATTCCAATTTCGACGATTCTGTCATTCAGAGTGTCAACCAATTTGGTTTTTCTGTACAAAAGCATCTTTTCCTTTTTAAGGCAATTAACACCCTTTTCTTTAAGGATTGTAATAACCTTTTCTGCTTTTACGATTTTGCGTTTCGTCATTTTAAGCTCGTTGTCAAGCTGTCTTTTCGTCTTTGCCATTTTTGATAATTGGTTTTAAACTGGTTTGTATTTTCGTAATTTTGTTGCAGTCTCCTGTCTCAAATTCCTTTCGGTTCTTGCCGACATTTCACTTACGCTACGTGATCTTTGTCGACTTTTCTGAGTTTCTTTACTTTTTACAGCTTTTACTTCTCTTAGAGCGTTGACTGACTCTTTTTTACTTGCGCGATTTGTTACTTTCATTCTTATCTTTTAATTGATTTAACTGATTCAAATTCTGTTTTTCTGTCGTTAAAGTATTCTATTACTTTTTCAATTGACATTGGATAACCATCTAACACATCCCAACTTACGTTAAGATATCTATTGTCTGGTTCATCCTTTACTTTTACACTTAAGGGCTCGTATGTTAGTTTCCTTACATATCTATCATGAGTATGTCCATGAATATTCCCTTTAAATCTTGATACTTCCTGAGTATGCACTGGAATGTGCGTTACTATGAATCCTTTGTACTCTAAGGCTCCAACAACTGCTTCTGCATATTGTTCAAGTAGTTTGCAAATTCTTCTTGTATCATTATTTCCACCTACGAATACTAGTCTTCCATTTAGCCTTGCTAATAAAGGTAGATATAAAGGATTGTCCATTGTCGCATCTCCAATTAAGAAAATTAGAGTTTTAGCTGATACAACAGAATTCCACCTTCTTATTACTTCTTCATTATAGGCATCAATGTCATCAAATCCACGTAGCTTAGCAATTGCTTTATGACCTATATGAGGGTCAGATATAAATCCTACATCCATATTAATCAAATGGTAATTGAGCTGCCTGAAATTCAAGAAGTAATTTAAACGACTCTTTCTTCACGTTGAAAATCTTTTCGCCCTGTATAAGCATGAATTTCTCCAATAAATCTACAACTCTACTAATTCTTCTTTCTTTTCTTAGCATATTTTTTGCTATTGAAATGTTAACTAGTATATTTGTTTGTTTTATTGAATTTTCCCGTACTTCTTGTAGCTTTTTCATAAACCAATAAAAAACTCTTTTTTCTACTGATTCTTCATCCAAATTCCATAGATAAGCTAATTCGCTATCCATGTCTTTTGTTTGCAGAACTCCTTCTTCGTACATTTCTTGTACAAATTCGTAGTTTTTGTAGTTTCTTTTATCGTAATGAACCAACGCCGAATTTACTTTGTATGTATTTCCGTATTTTTTATTTACGGAAGTCCAAAGATATTCCATGCATCCACTAGCAATAAATTGTTGGTTTATTTCTTGATTTCCTGTACTGCATACGCAATATCCTTCAGACGTGCTTTCTGCAAGATATAATGCTTTGATTGGACTGAAAATTCCTTTCATCCATATTATTTCGCATTCTGCATCATGAATTAACTCGAAGCCTCTTATTCTTTTAATGATTTTCGATAGAGATTGTCTCTTTTTGAGCTCTTCTTTGGCGTCCAGCATATGTGTAGTAATTTAGCATTAATTCCTTTGTTTCTACTTCTTAAATCATATAATATGCTTTTAGAAGAGTATTCAAATTCATAAGTGGCACAAGTATACAAATCATAAATATATACACAAAGATTTACTCCGGGTATAATTCGCGATAGTTTACTGAGGATTTCCGGTCCAATTTCTTTGCGGTAAAACTCCTTTGTGGAGCTCAGTCCTTGGTTACGCTGTTTCTTTTTCCAATGGGAATAGTTTAACTCGTATGTGTTGTAAGATAAATCAAACGACAATATCGTTATGATTAGTGAGAAGATAATTAATATCCACATAAATTAAATTGATTTTAATTGTTAATAATTGCTCCCTACGCAGTTCTCGAGGCTGCCGACCGACCAAGCTGTTCGTCGGATATAGGGCGTGTTTTAAAACCCTACCAGGGCTAATTGAATAGACAGGCGGCTTTGATATGATCTCTGCTCCTGACCTGGTAGGTACGTTCTAAATTATGCAGACATTAAGCCCACATAATTGTTGATTTGGATTGTTTTTGTGCCAGTTATCTAGCGTGTGCAGTCCTATCCATATTCAGCGGACGCCAATCAATACTTTGCACCCCCGTGTTTTATTAGCGCTCTCATGGTGGGGCTCAAACCCACAACTTCCAGGTACCTAATTTGCATTAGGCTCTTTAAATTACTTAGCCTGGTCCGCTATTCAGTTGCGGCACATGAGAGTTTTGGTGGAGGTGGGGCTTTCGAGGTCCCGTCTTGCTCGTCATAAATACAGCCTAACAGACCGTACTTCTTAATGTTTTAATGCCGGGTAAAATTGATTCACATCGTAGATTGTAAATGTAAACATTTCTAATCCATTCCATACCTGAATTAAATAGCCATCTGAAGATATGCTAACTAACTCAACGTATTTTTCTCTTTGTAAATCCTGATTCCAGGCATTTGTTTTGTGTGTCATCGCTTCATAAATCTCTTTGTATACCTTTGGTTTTTTGACCAATTTGATTTCAACTTTTCTTATTATCGCTTCGCGTACATCATTATTTAACGATCTTAAGACTGTTATTAATGTTTTTGTATCGCAATGACGTAAAGATACGTTGGTTTTGTTTCTTAGATATTCATTCCACTTTTTCCCAATCTTTTTGTGCAGTCTTTCGGCGTCTGTCTTTGGGAATGCTGCCATAAATGCAGTCAGTACTTCTTCTTGTGTTCTAGCATGAGCGATCAGCGCATCTAAAATCTCGTTTTCTTCGTGTTTCACTTTATATTTATTATTGATTAATATTAAAATGATAGAGAATGGGGCGCACAACCTTTTATGTACGAACCATTCTCTTAGGCCTGTTCGGTTTAGTGAACAAACTCCACCAATTGCTATTGCAATGAGTTAAATTTCTTTTGCATATTTTAATGCTCTGAATGAATCACTTCCTCTTCGTATAACGAATTTTCCATATTCGTGTTTTATGGTACCAAATACTATTGATTTGAACCATTCGTGTCCATCTTCGGATACCATCATTTCTCGTGGAAATTTGCGACGAGGCTTAGAAGGAAGTTTGATTACATTTAGCAATGGAATATTATGAAATATAATTGAATTGTTTTCTTCTAAAATTCCATAATATCCAATAGTAGAATCTCCAACAAGATTATGGTTATTTTTAAATCCAAAACTTTCATAGAATTTAATAATTTTCTTTCCATTGTATCTTTTTGACACTTCAATACATGTATTTACTAATGTTTCTTTTGTCCATTCCATATCAAATCCTTTCCTTTTTAGTGAATGGTTGCATTTTAGTCTCTCTTTGTAGGCCATTATTCTTTTTGACAACCTTTAGTTCTACTTCTTTGATTCCGTCACCATTTCTGTCCTTTAATCTTTTTGTTTTACCCATAATTACTTTAATTTCATTTTGTTATACACTTTTTGAATATTAATGCTAATAATAAAGCTTAATGTAATTGTGGCAATAAGAATAACTGCTCTATTCTCTTGACTTGGAACCGTCTTACTAATATCATTTGACATTAGTAATAACACGGGTAAATTAGATATGCATGCACACCCAATTAAAAATAATAAATTAAATGCTTTTTTCATAAATTATTGATTAATAAATGTTAATATTGTTGTCTATACAGGGCTCGAACCCGCGACTTCATGATATGCCTTCCGTTAAAACGGGTTTGTCACTTTCATGCGCTCTAACCAACTGAGCTAATAGACTTCCCATGGATTACCATGATTTTGGGTTTGCACATAATTGAAAGCTTAAGAGCACTTTCTTTCAATTATATACCAATCAAAACTTAGCCGACCTAGTCCTTGTATACTTAGACTAAATCACTGCACTCTCCCAACAACTGAAACTGTGCAGTAAGTGATACTTCGCCCCCTCTTGCAAAAAGGTTGAGTATAATCATATCCCATCAGGCTTAGTAGACCTTCAAAAGATACTGATCTTCGACTTTACTGTGTCGTTTTAAAATTTATAAGACTAATTATTAATTATAAGTCATTCATGGGCTGTCAGCATTACCTGTCCCCATTGCCCATCCCTTAGCATTTTAGCATTGAGACTCTCCCCCGCCCAGCGGTTTGCACGGTATAAACTAATTAATAATTTTGCCTTACTGGCAAGTTTTGATTATCCTGTTTTCTAACGATTTCACCTAGCATATGGATATATGCCTCGTTAGGTTTTTTGTTTTTGTATTTTGCACATTCTGTAAGGTGGATTACCAAAAGAATCTGCGGCATCATTGTTTCGTACACTAATGTCGGATATAACATCCTCCATTCAAGTGTTTTAAATGAACATTGAATGTTTACTCGTGGAATAATTTCTTCGGCTAATTTATTATAACTTCTTAAGTGAGTGCTCATTCTTAATATTGTTATTATGTCATCTTTTGCCTCTTGGCTCATAGATTTCATATCTTTAGCCATCCGTTCTTTCATTGCTGTAAGTACGTAAGAAAAATCCTTTTTGTTATTTCTCAAATCCATATCTCTACAATCAACATGAACGTGAAGTCCAGAGTTATTATCAATTGCACATCCATTTCTTACCATATAAATTAGTAATTCATTTAATGCTCTAATACCTCTTAGTCCTTTTATTCTTAATCTGTTTTCTCGCAAAGTGCCTGATTTATAATCGTTTCCGTCTTGACTTCCTCCATCCCATCCAGAATTAAATTCAACAGCCTCTAACTGTGCTAATTTTTTCCCTATAGGTTGACAGTTACATCCATTGTATTCTATTTCAATGCCAATGTTAACAGAATCGTATTCTATTTGTTTCCTTTCCAGTATCGATACTTTTTTTGGTGCTGGTCCTAATATTGTCATTAATGTGTTAAAACAATATACTCTAGCTGCCAGCATGTCGCTAACTGATCTGTTTGTACTTTCTTTTCTTATTGCTAAGAATCGCATCCTTTCTGCTCCTGAACCTCTTATATCGCTTGCTAGCATTTTTATTCTAGTAATGATATTTCTTTGCCCTGAGCTATTTGGGTCGTATATTCTTTTTGCATCTCTTCCATTTTCTCCAATTGCTATAATTGAGAACATATCTCCACATCCATCAAACATATTATCTTCTGCTCTTGATTCGATTTCGCACATTTGTTCATATATTTGATCTGCGTTAAAATACATATCTCGACATCCTAATAGTATTTCATCTTGGTTGTCGTTTGTCGTACAGTCAATTGTATTAATTGCATTCGCTAATTCTCTAAAGACATATTGTAAAGTATGTTCCTTCTTTCCTGAGATAGACTTTATCCTTATATTATTTGCCTTTTTGTATTTATAAGGCCATAATTTACAAACAAATTGATCTAACATCTTTCTGTTTATTTGTTTTGCCTTAAATACTTTAAATGCTTCTGGGCTTTCTATTAAAGCTTCTAAGCATGAGCGTTGCCATTTTGTTGCCATTTTTGTTATTTTATTGATTAAACATAATAGGACTCCATATTGCTATAGAGTCCTATGATTTACTTTCTCAACGAATTAACTACGTTTGTAAGATTCGCCAGAACGACCGGTATTTGTTTTTGCAGGCTCAGCGGCTTTTTCAGCTACAGGTGCATTCAAAATACCATCAACTTTGGCCTTGAAACCATCCAGGTCTTCTTTGTAGAACTTGGTTGTAGTTGCTGCTGCAGCTAATTCCTTGTCCGAAGATTTACCGGCTTTCAATAACTTTTTTACATTGCTGTTCGCAGCAAATGACATACTAGCCAACATAGTGGCAAAAACTGTTGCTTTACTCATAATTTTTGATAAATTAATTGTGTTTAATAAAAATGGTTTAAAAAATTGTATTTAAAAAGAAAATTCAGTGCCAGTTATGAGATTCGAACTCGTTAGACAGATTGCTCTGTTTTCCGTGGTCATTATAGGGCTCTCATCCTATATGATACTGGCGGATTGTAAAAATGCATATAACATTTGAATGGCGTCCCCATAGGGATATTACTCGCTCGTTATGTGGCATTATAAAAAAGTGGCTCGAAGCATCTACAGGTTTCAAATCGAACCTTGTGATTTTGGTATCTCCACCTATCACTTTCCCAATAATGCCAGCTTTTTTCATTTTGACAAAAACCTAACTGTCTATGCTTACAAGTTTCACAGACTTTTGTGTAATCTTTTTTTATAATATCTGCCATAATAAATTGATTTTTAAGTTTTTAAAACATGTTTAGGAAATGAACTTCCCGAAGATAAATAAATAACGCCCACATAACACACGTGTATCATACATGCAGGGCTTTATCGGTTGTTGTCGATTTGTCTCACGTGCGACCTTCGGTCAAGTATAGGCAGGTTCGCCACCCGCATTGGCTTTTGTGCTTCGCTGACAAGTCAGCTCCTGTAATTCGCCACATGCTCATGGCTGTATGCGCTATATGCATTCTATTTGACCGGCTGTCTGACTCATTGTCAACGGTAAAGGCTGTATTTATCAACCAATGCTTGCTTTTCACATACAAATACTACACGTACACTCCCTCTGCACCAGTCCTAACCCTACCCTCCTCGTATTTGTATTTTTTAGCCTTCTTGTTTTAGATTCGTCATACGAGGCATTGTATGAAGTTTCGTATCCGCTCTTCGTACGTCACGGACTATCATACTACTTCGCTAAAAGTAATATAATAGGCAATCGGCCCTATATACCTCGAACCCCTGGTTTTTTGACTGACTTCATACAATCTTCGAGTTCTTAACTAATCATCAGCATTTAAGGATACGGATTTCCTCAGAGGCATTTCTGCGTCCTAGCACTTTTATGGGTTTAATGCCTTCCCTCTATTCCGACTTTATACGGATACTCAATTCTCTTATTTGCATACAATGCTTCTAAGTAGCTGAATAGTGGTTTTGTTCATCCTAAGTGGTCAAATGAACTGAATCAGATTTTCACCCAATGGCCTGATTTTCTCCAATTTTATGGTTTGGCAACTACTTTTTGTTAATATTCAAGGATTTCTCCCTATCCTCACCTCCATTGTAATACCCATCCACAACGCCAAAGTTTGATTTAATATTGCTTAACTCCCACTAAGTAGTAGTCACAATATTATTTCTCCCTGTTCACTGGTTCGGCTTGCGTCAAACTCCCATAGATATCACTTTAGTTCGGTAATTAACATGAGAATATTAATTCTGCGCGCCTTCTTTTAGGTAATTACCATAAGAGCGTTCGCATTCTGTCAATTCATCCATTTCTTCAGATACATTATGTTCATCCAATACTGGACGTACATCCTGATATCCAAAATTAGGAATATCTTCTTTCATGCTTTTTATGAACTCTTCTGTTGGGTCCACATGAATAATCTTTTTGTTAACCTTTGAAATCTCTTTCATTCGGTCTTTGTCGTCGCAGTAATTTACATTGGCTTTGTAGACGTTTGTAACATCTTCTATCCAAATATAAATACTTCTTGGTACTTTCTTTTCTGTCCAGCACCATTGAGCAATCGCATATAACATAATTACAAACGATTTGTTTTCGAATTGTTTCATCTTAATTGATTTTAGTCAAAGATTTCAGAACAAAATTCTACGATCTCGCAAACTAATGCAATTGCAAATATCCACATTATTGACATGTGTAAACCTCCAAAACGTAGCTCTTGATATACTGCATTAAATGTATCATGTGGCATTTTTATGTCCCAAATAATTCCAGCTAGTAGAATAGTTATTATCATGATAATTACTCTTATAACAATTTTCTGTTTCATCTTAATTGATTTATAGATTAAACTTTTTCTTCTTTTTCCCATTTAAGGGCGCGAATTGATATTCCATTCCAGTATGCCTCTCCCTCAACCGAATTAAACCATGTGAATGCCAATGCAATTATTTTGCTTGGTGTCATATTCTTTGCATCTTCTAATTTCATTCTTTGTAATCTCTCTGAGTTACAAATTCTAAAATTATGAGCAAATATGGTTTTTATTCTGTTCTTTTTAAGGAACTTTTCCATTGTTGGATTAAATTCTACTACTATTCTTGCCATAATATTATATATTTCAAAATGAGACCATTCGCGTTGAATAGGAATGGTCTCATTTCTTTTGTTTAACTATGGCAAATTAAACTATATTGTATTCAAATAAACATTTGCACCCACCTTTTCCCTTTCCTGATTTTTTAGGTCCTTTGGTGTATTCAATATGTTTCTTTCCGGTCGACTTACACTTGGCTACAATTGAGTCAGGCTTAACATCTTTCTGTATTATTGATTCCGGGCATTTAAATGGACTATTGATTGGCGTTATTAATACTATTCGAATAGTACTACCCACCGGCTCATTATTTAAATACTTTGTTTCTCCAATACGACTGGCATCCCATTTATCTGTTGCATAAGCGTACACTGAGTATTCTGTTTGAAGAGAATCTGCACGTGTAATTACAATTTGATACAGGTTTGCGTCAACCATTACAGGTGCTACTGCTTTCACAGTGTCAACGGTTTCTACTTTTTGCCAAGGCAAATGTTTGCATGAAGTAAGAGCGGCTGTTGCTGCGATTGCAAACAA